TAAAGTCGGTGTTTTAAATTTCCAAAGGTGTAAAATATGTTCTGAATATATATGAGCGATCTATTATGGCGTATATTTTTCTATTTTGTCGCGTGTATTCCTCTACGTATGAGTATGGTATACGTTCTCTACGCTATTCCAACTATCTATTTACCTTACCTTAGTATTCTCTTTTTATTGATGGGTCTCGGATTTTTATATTCTTTCATCCATATGTTGCTTACACCACATATTTCTCATATTGGTTTATTCCAAGGTGAAGTATGGTGGAATATAAATCGTCTTCTTCACGGAATTGTCTATATCCAAACTTTCTTCTATTTAAGAGAGAAAAACCTTGAACGCAGTATTCCTCTTTTAGTGATTGATCTTCTTTATGGGATATTTACATTCATATTATATTATAGTTATTTATTATTTAAAAATACAAGCAGTATGTAAAGATATGAAAGAAATTAAGTATTTTCGCAACGAAGCAGAACGTCGATTTGAAACGTTAAATATTATTTACCAAATGAGAGAGAATAAACTCCATTCAGGATACTCTGCGATCCGGCAATTATTACAAATCTTGAATGACTATGTAAAAGATGGGGAACGAAAACATATTGATATTCCTTTTCCTGAAATGAAAAAACGAATTATGGGGGTTTTAGAAGTGAATAAAAAATATTTGTGTAATGTTGTCTTAAAATCTACGACATAAACACATTTTCTACACGGACTTTTTGATAAGGTATTCGGTGTTTTATACACCATTCAATACATCTTTTTATATTATCATTCTTCAGTTTATCGATTTTATCTTTATTTTTACTCCGAATAAGAGACAGAGTAAAATTAATATTATTTAGTTGTTGTTCTCCATAATAAGAATTAATGTACTCAATTGCCTTCTTATATTGAAGAGGAATAGGACACGAGAGAAAAGAAGTAATAGAATATTTATGGGTATCAATATTATGTGTCACTTTAAAAATATGAAACAATCGTTCCGCAAGAGGTTGAATAGAAGAATATTTGAAGTATTTACATACTACATACTTCTCTGAATTTGCGATTCTACTTGTATGTAACTTTTGAATATATACTTTTTTATAGAATAAACTTAAGATATAAATGAGATCAATGGTTGGTTTTTTAAATATATCAAATACTTTTAAGATGAAGTGTCCCCCTTGTTTTTGTAAGAAGAGTGCATATATAATTTGTGAATAAATGAGAAGTAATGCTTGTGTCTCTTGGTTGTTATAATCATTTGAAAAATCAAAGCCACCATCTCCTGTCACAATATCCATTGTCCCTTGATGGTGTTGTATAATATCTACTAAATTATCATACGAAAACAGATTTCCCGTTCCATCGACGCCTTTCTCAAGGATGACATTCTTATATTGAGAGAGAAAACGTGTAGATTTATCCCATGAAGGAACTTTTGAATTATCTGTATCTAATAATGTAATACCATAATATTCGTCTTCTTTATTCTTTCGAGTAGATGCAACTGCTTCAATAAAACCACCGGGGCCTTCCGCAAGATGAAATGTTTTTATCTTTCTTTCTTGCCTTCCTTTAAATAAATCAAACTTGTATATGATTTCAATCATCTTATAATATGCTCGAGATATGGGTTTCAATGTACTTACTGATAAATTATTCATATTTGAATAAATGAATTCATATGGATTTGTGTATTTTTTGAAGACTTCCCATTCTACATTATTTCGGTGTATTTCGTGTTTCACTTGATTAATATAATTCGACAGAGATTTATTAATTACATTCGTATATTCGTCTTTACTTACTTTGATACAAAAATCTTTTTCTTGAATTTCATTATCAATCGAGGGTAATAAACCATCATTCATAAATAAAAAGTATCTTTATCTTTATACTTTTTTATTTAGATTACAACCCTTCACCTTCTTAAGAGGTTTCCTTCTTCTTTACACGAAGTTTTATTTTCTTCCCTTTCAGTTTCTTTACCTTCTTGATTTTAGGCACTTCACTTTCTTGGATGCGTTTTTCCTCTTCCTTGTATTCTTCCTCAAATGGGGAAACGACTGCTTGAACGAAACTCTTATATACATCTTCCACATTCACATCATTCACCTTCTTATATATGAAATATCGGTTCAAGAATGAAATCCGTCGTTGTTGTGAATACTGATCCAAGAGTAAGGCATTCTTGACATCATTCTTCAAGTAATTCACCCGTTTATGACGCGTATTGTCCTCAATTTCTCTCTTCATCTTCGAATATAATTCATGGAATAATCCGGTTGAATTTGGAAACCCGAGTGTATGTGCTTCCTCTTGAGAGACGAGTTGGAAACCATACGCACTCATAATCTCCGTAAAGTAATCAAAATTAATCAAGTATTCTCTCAACAATTTATTAATACTTTCTTGATATACATCAATCGCATACCCTAAACTAGAATTATTATCCTCAAATGTACGTCGATCATATCGTTTTACAATTTCCCATACTTTCTGTTGTTCGCTCTCTCTATTAATATTAGTTTCTTGTATAGAGTTCAAACTTACAAACTCTTGAATACTTTCATTCTGCTTTATATCCTTTAATTCTTGGAAGATCTTCTTTCCATCATACGCACACCCCACAAAATACCCACCCACTTTCGTTCCCTCATACACATTACGAATATAATTATGAAGTGTCTCCTTGTTTTCAAAGAAGTAATGAAGAGAGAACATTGAGGTTGTCACATTAAATCCATCCGCACCAATACCCGCATGTTTCATCACACCTTGTCCTAATTTTGTCTCTTCCGAAACACCCTTACCAAACACTACATCGACAATCTTCTTATCACGTTCTTGGAACAACCCTTCACCACTCTTAATATTCAACGCGCTATTTCCTTGAATAAACAATACAGAAGGAACGATTTTCACACTCTTTCGATAATTCAAGTATCGAGCACACGCACCATCCAGACGATTATGTATATTATCCTTGGATAAATCAACCCCAAAGACGAATTTCAATTTACTCATAATCCATTTCGGGAAATCACCTCCTTTACCTACTGTTGGATCATAAAGCGTATCTCCCATCTTAGACACACCCGTGATTAATTTCCGTTTCACATACAGATTATGGAAATCTCTCAACGGACGTGTGACTGTAAAATCCTTCTTGTTGTAATAGACATCATCATCGCCCACAAATTCCGGAATATTTTTTCCAGAACGAAGCATTTCTTCAGTGACTGGATTATGAATCGAAGACCATACGCTCTGAGCGACATGATAAGCATTTCCATAATTCTTCTCTCCACGACGGAATTCCGCAGTCTTATCATATCGGACACGAATAGGTTTCCATTTCCATAATTCTTTTTCTGTAGAAACATACTTAAATTCGACAATCATATTATCTTCAATCACTTCACTATCATCTTCTGTCATCATCACATTTCCACTTGCGGTAGTCTTCAACATCACATTACATAAATGAGCGGTATTGGAACTTGGATTGGTCGGATAGAAAGGAAAAGGTCTATAATTCGAGGTATTATCTCGGTCACCCACTGCTTCCACTTTATCATCAATAATATCTTGACACGGATTAATATACCCGTGTATTTTCTCATTAAAACCAACTCTTAAAATTAAAGTCTTGTATTGTTGAATATTATTCTTTCCCATCATATTTTCTCCATCTTGATACAAATGGGATATGATATCATTCGATGAATTATCCTTCTTTGTAGTTACCAAGAAATCCACTGTATTAAATTCAGGAGGTTTCCACTTAAATGAGAATTGCCATGTAGTCTTATAATTAACAGGCTTCTTATTTTTATAATCAACACCTACACCTGCGTTGATAGGTGTGAAAATTAATCCATCTGTTTCATATTCGTACTCCCCATTTTCAATCTTTTTCAAGATAGTGGAACATTGATTGAAGATTGTTGTTCGTGATCCTCCATAAGAAATCTCAAATAGTTTATATTCAATCCTTAATGGTGTCCCCAAAGAAGATACACGACCTAATTTTAATTTTTGAATATAATTTCGTAATAAATAGTAACGATAGTTTTCTGTGACTTTATCATCTGTATTTTTTGGAATATGAACGAAATGTTTCTCTCGATGATCTTCACCATTAATGAAATAGATGTCAAATGCTGCGTATAAATTAATATATCGCCCTGTTTTATCATGTTCGATATGTTCACCGTCCAATAGAGAACTATGATAAGAAGTGTCCTTAATATGCGTTCCTGTATATTGGATATTCATATTTGTATCAATTAAATACACCTTTCCACTCTTTGAAACAAATAACAATTTACGAATTCCATCTGCCTTTTCTGTGATTGTATAAGGATGTCTAATATTTGCCAAACTATCAGTTCCATCATTTCGTAAAGGAACAACATTCTTCATCTCCAACGAAATAGAAGAGGGACCCACGAAATCACGAGAATGAAGATAGTTTCGTTCTTTGTTTCCAATCAAGGATAAATATTCCGCACCGACAGATTTAATCTCTGGATAAGAAATAGGAAAATTCGTTCCTTGATGAGCTGAAAGAATATATTTAATTACAGTTCGCATATGATCGTATGCTCTATCATATAATTTATCTAATTCATCATCCGACATATCGTGATACGCATCGAGAAGAATATGATCTATTACTTTCTTCTTATCAATTTCAATCTCAATTTCATATTCTTCGTCATTGGTTAATACACCTGAATTAGAGATATTCATATCCGGAATTAGATTCCCTTTTACATTTCGTCTTGAGGAACGAACCATACTCATATCTACACGAACTCCTGGATAGTCTGGACTTTCATAGGAATAACGAAGTAAATATCTAAATATCTTTTTACGGTCACTCCACTCACTAATCATTTTCTTAATTAAATCATTCTGGGGATGAAACTTGTTTTCTTCTTGGTAAGACACTCTAAAGTTGAATTCATTCATATTAATAGGATACACGATTTGACGTGTTTCAGGGTCAACTTTTCTTCGTTTTTGTAAGAAGACTGTATGCTTCATCACTTGATTTTCTTCATCCAAAATAGAATTTGTTTTACAGTATTTTTGGATATTATTCATAGAATAGATTTCCGTTCGAATATTAGAAATTTGATTTGTCTGGGTTTTTTGATTGAAATATTCATTCTGAATTTTAAGTATTTCAATTTCATTCGACAATCGGAAATTCCGTGATAATAAATAAGAGACAATATTATTGAAATCTATTTTGGTGATACGACGAACTCCACGCGTTCCAAATCGAACTTCCAATTCTTCATTTTCTCCATCGGAACGTATGAAGTCCATATATAAATTTTTCATCTTTTCACGGCGTTTATTCATAGTTTCATTCTCTTGATGTGCCATGGGTATATATAGATATTGTTATTTTATTTATATATTTTCAATTTTATATTCTAAATCCAGAGACTTCCTTTTGAATATCTTCATAGAGCTCTTTTTTCTTTTTCTTTTCTTCTATACCGAGTTTCTTTGCTATACTTTTCAGTTCACTTAGTTTATATCCTGTCATTGAATATAAAGGTTTATCTAATCTTTCAATACAATAAAACTGCTCCATATGATCTTCTTGAATAGGTTGTTTAAATAATACCCACTCTTCATTATTTTTCTCGATCTTGTAAATCGGGTTTTCAGATAGAACACAAGGACATATCATATTTTTATATTGAATACATACATTCAAGGAACGGAGAATACACAAAGTTTTAAATACATTGTAATCACATATTTCTAGATTTCCTAATTTCTGAATCACATCATCTGATTTTATTTTATGAAGTTTCTTTAATTCTTGACTTTTCTCTCTTACTTGTTCGATCAGTTCAAATCGTATATTTTTTTCTACTTCAAACTTATTTTTAATGGACGAATATTCGTCGTATCCATACACAAGAACATACCAACACCAAAAAAAGAAATCCTGTTCTGAAATATCATAAGTAATACCTTCTTCAATCTTATTACGAAGTTTGCTGAGAAATTTCATCTTCTTATGGATACGACTATCTTTCTTAATAGTATGTTCTTCTTTCACACATTCTGAAATATTATTATAATGATGTTCATCCAACATATACTTATTTAATAACATATCATAATCTATATTATTAAATGTAACATTCTTTAAAAATTCGACAGTATAAGACATAATAAGAGTATATATAATGAACTTTTATATTTTTAAATTCCTTTCATTAATACTTTATTCCTTCTCATTCGAGAAAAAATAATTTTTCATCTTATCCTTTTCATTTTCCACTTCATTAATATAATTCTCGCGTTCATTGATGAGATAGACAAAGTTCTTGATTTTATCAATCTTTTCCTTCTCTACAAATGAAAGATTAATAAAGATCCCATTTTTATTTGAGGAATACTGAATGTCATTCTCTTTAATTAAATTAAACAACTCGATATGTTTTGATTTATCTAAGGTATCAATATTATCTCTTAATTTCTTCAAGTCTTCATAATAAGTGGTTGTATCTTCGCTCATTTCATAGTATTATTTTTTTATCTTTAATTTTCTTTTTTTAATAGATACTAATTTACAAATGACAGAAATAGTTTCATCGTTAATTTCAAATCGTTGTCCGATGACTTTCACATCAATCATATCACCAATTTGAATCTTACTATATTGAGGATGTTTATAATTATGATCTCTTGCTACAAATACATCAATAGGAGATATTTCTTCATTGCTTACACATCTCAAACCAGCCTTTGTCACATTAACAACTTTGACTTTTATTTTCATACCTTCCACTGGATTACAGATAAGACATTCAAATACAACATCAAACACAACATTATTATTTTCTAAATATCCAGATGAATATTTCAAGATACGAATAGAGTTCGTTTTGATATATCCACTTACATCACACTTTCCTTCATATTTTGAAGTCAATCGACTATGTAAAACTTCATTGATATTTCCACCTACTTCATTGAAAGGAACACGAACTCTCTTTGTAATTACAGACAACATATACAAGCCTGAACCTGCTAATTTATCTTTGACATCGCCAGTCTCCTTCAATACCTCTGGAACCACCTTTTCTATAATACTTTCTTTTTTTTTATACAGATACACGTGCGACATATTCTTGTTCTTCTTATATTGGTATTTAAATCCTTCATCATATGCTAATTGTTTTAACGCTTCAAAGTCGTAGTTATTTGGTAACTTTAATACGATAAGAGGACTATCAAGTAGATAATTTCTAATAATGGGGCGCAAATTCATACGCGATTGATTATGAATCATAAAGATGTCATCTAACACATCTACTTTCTTGTAATCAATCCCTCCCCACGGAAGATCCAAATAGATAGGATGAGTCTTAATAAGTTCTTTATGTTTCGGATCTAAAACCCAATCCATGAAACTCTGATGAAAGGTTTCAACCTTATCATCGATATGATACAACTGAATGTTATTCGCTAAAGCAGTATATCTTGACAAATCTAACTCTACCGCAAAGACCTTTTCCACTTTATTATGAACTGTCATGTTAATTGTATTTCCACCAATACCAGCAGTTCCATCAATGACTTTTATCTTATCACCATCTGTAATCATTCCATTCTTTATCATTTTTTCATAGATCATATCCACAACCTCATTCGCAATATTTCGTGGGGTTGCATATAAGAGACCTTCTTTATCGAGATAAATTTGATAGTAGGGGTCATCATTAGGAACAGTAGCGTCTGGCGCAAGGAAAGGAACAGGGAATATCTTTTTTACTTTGGATAACTCATTCTCATTTTCAACAAATCTTATATCTACTCGATCCGTAATTGTCGGTTCAATAATGAAACTCGTCATAATATATACATTATAAATATATTCTTTTTATTATTCAATTTTATAATATAATATTCTCATATGTTAATAGACTGAATCTCATTGAGAAGTGCTCCTTCATTCGTAAGGAACCATATACTCTCTCTATGATTTGTATCGTGATAGTGTCGAAGCACCAATTCTTGAATACTACACAACGTAGGTACACGAACCACACTTGTATTCGCTTTTGTATATGTTTCCTTGATTCGTTCATCCAAAGAGAGAATGTTATTCAAGAGAGAAATATTTCGTTCCTTACCTGCTTGATCGCATCTTGCCCCCTTATGTCGCTTCCGTTTCATATCTTTTACTTTGAAAACAATAACACCTGAAATATATTCCATAAACCCTACAAAAGGAGCATAATCAGTTGGTTCATATTTCTTATTCTGTTTTAAGACTTTCAAGAGAGAAAGTTGTTCTGTGGGTTTAGTTTCCTTTAAGATAATTTTATTTCCTTGTTTTGATTCCTTCCATAACTTAATCGACTTATTATCATACATTAAATACGCTCTCAAGGATCCATCTTTTACACGCAACTCACGTTGGATATATTTCTTTATCTTCTTCTCCAAAGGTTCTAAGTTTGCATGGTTCAATACATATTCTATTAAATACTTTTTCTCTTTGAAGAGAAGTGTATCCACCATATGATGGATAACATAATCCATAAGTCTATTTTCATCCATATCTTCCAAATGATGTCGTGATATAATTTCTTGAATCGCAATCGCTGTATGTTTGAACCAATCGGAATCACCACGATCAATTTCTCTCGTTTCTCGAACAATAGTAAGTTGTTCTTTCATATGCTGTATAATCTTCAGTGCCTCATATTTCCCAATATCATCAATATCCTCTTTCTTTTTGAGGATGTTTAAAATAATCTTCTTCTTCTTGGGTTCCGGTTCAACAATATGTTCTCGGATCTCATCTGGTAAAGAAACCTGTAACGCGTCTCTCTTATATTCCACTGGAACACTTCGTTCATATAAAGAAATACCTGTATTCGATAATTCTGCGGGTTGGAACATATAATAATCATCTACATTTACCAAAGTTCCAGTTCTTCCAAAGACATCCGTCATATATTCATAGGGATCACTAATCAAGCGTTCTAACGCGCTATCAATTTGAATAAGAGGATAATTACGTGTCGATGTCAAGGTATTCACCAATTCATCCTTCTTATAGACAAAGCGTTCACGGTAAAGTTGTTTGATTTTGAATATGATCTTATCCGTATTCACTTTCAAGAAATCGTTGTTATAGGTATTCATATCCACTGTATCAATGTCGAGTGTAAGATCCCGCGGACTACATTTATACTCACAATTATCCATATAATCACAAATATGGGTTCGTGGTTTATCACCGACTTTAAAACTGATAACTTTACCACTTGATAAATGTAATTCCACCGTTTCATCAATTTTCCCCGTGGTAAGTTGATTGGTATTGGTATTCAATATACAATCCACCGCATTCTCCTTCATAATACGAGAAATCATTCCAATTTGGAGTGCCTTTCTCTCCGCAATACGATAAATATACATATCTACGGCTTCGCGTTCTTGGATACCTTTTGTACTATGTAAATACACTTCCACATTTCTCTCTCGAAATGGTAAATCTTTATGACTACAATACCGAACAGCACGTCCAATCACTTGTTCTTCACGACTTAAATTATACCAAGGATCCAATATATGAACTTGACGGATGTTTCTGAAATCAATACCTTCGGATCCTGCCTTACTAACAATTACTACTTTCACTTTATTTCCATCCTTGTTCTCATCCGATGTGACTGCCTTCAATTCTCGATTATTATCTGGTGAAAGTAATGGATCACCTGTAATCATAATATAATGTGCCTTGTGTTTTACATCTTCACCGGACATAGTAATTGCATCAACATCGTTGGCGGGTTTCTTTTTGAATAAATTCTTGTTTTCATATCGTGTAACTCCCATTTGTTCCAATGCAAGAGCAAGTGGAACACATCCACCATCAATATATTGAGAATAAATCAGAACAATACCTCGAGAGGTTCGGATCTTGTCCATAATTCTCTTAATTTTCCCTGAATATTTTCCAATGTTATCAGGAGAGAATATTTCTCCATATTTCTCTAAGGTGTTTTTTCGGTATTCGAAATTGGATTTATTTGCATACTTCATACAATGTTTCAATCCTTTCTCTCCAATATACTGACGCACATCTACGCCTTCCAAATACTCCTTCATATTTCTATCATTATCCTTTAACATTTTCACATATGTATCAATCTCATCATGTGGATAGATAATATTCAACGATTGTAATGCGGGTTCCGTTTGGATCCACCCCATTCCTCCGGATTCAATTTCATCCGGATTAGGAAATTTCTCGTTTAATTTTCGAACAATCATTGAATACCCATACTTCTGATATTTCCCAATCGAACTCACATACAAATCTGTGTATTCAATACCCTGTAAAATAGGAACGTTGTTAATTTGTCGTTCAGGATATGTAAAATCTTCGGATAATAGACTATGTTTCGCGTCAAAATCTTTCGGATATATACGATAAGGAAATGTATATGGATTTTCACCTCGAACAAATGAAATATATCCTCGTATTTTCCGAATAAACATTTCTTTTCCATACTCTCGACTATTCACAATTTTGAAATTTCCTCTTTTATCAAAAATATCGCGTTCTTTTACAAGAGGACGTTTATCATTTGCATTCATTAAATTCACCAACCAGATAATCTCTCGGTAACTATTAAACATCGGTGTAGCAGAGAGAAGTAATAATTTCACATTCTCACTACTTGTCACCATATTCATAACGCTATTAGAAACCTTCTTTTTATCTTCTGTCACAGCATTGATATTATGAACCTCATCGATTACAATAAGACGATTTGAGAATTCACGATGAAGTGCTTCTCTCTTCTTTCGTGTTTCATTCTCCTTAGTATCCTCAGATACTGTGTATTTATTCATTGTTCGATTAATATAATTTGCGAACTTATCGTATCCCATAAAAAGATAGTGTTGTCGAATAATCGACTTGATCTGTTTAGTGATTGCTTCTTTTGTTAATCCTTCCATATTCATAGGATTAATCTCTTTCATAAACTTGTTTCCCGTACAAGATTGGATATTCCATTTTCCATTAATTTGTTTCAATCGTCGATGGTCGAATAATTGGAGTTTAAAATTTTCTTGAACGTTCGGTGACGCAACAATGAGAATACGCTTCTGATTTCCTGTTTGATTCATATAATCACGATATTCCTCACAAACAGAAATTGCTGAACATGTTTTCCCTGTTCCAAGACCATGATATAATAATAAGGTATTGTAAGGTGTATGAGAAGAGAGAAAATTCCGAACAAATACTTGATGGGGAGATAATTCAAATTCAGCATTACAGATTTCATTCCCCGCACGATGAACTGTTCTTTTTTCCTTGGGATACTTCAGATCTCGAAATTCTTTCTTATTCGAAATACGAAGATTAAATCGTGGATCCAAGTGATTTGGATATAAGTATTTATATTTATTATCCTCAAGAAATACGGTTTCTTCTAATTCTTCTTTTTTTAAGAGGAACTTTTCATAGGTTTTCAAGTCTGTTTCAAATCGTTCTGATAAATCATTCACATACTTTCTCATATTTCCAACATTCATATTGTCGAACTTCATCTGTGTTATATATACTATACTTATATTTATCTACATAATTATATATTTATTTAACACATTTTCAACCTTTTTCAAAATATCAATCCTTTCTAAATTATAATCTCGGATTTTTTCCATACATTTTGAATACGACATCCATTCAATATCACTTACCTCAGTTTTTTGAAAACGATTCAACTTGTAATGATCCTTTTCCAATTTTGCAATATAATACTTATGAATATACGATTTAAAATTCGACCCCGTAAAAACCTCTTCATACGGTCTCATATTCAGAATAAGACGAATGTCATCTTTGTGGTATCCTGTCTCTTCACAGAATTCACGAACCGCAGTTTCCAAGTCATTCTCATTCACGTTCTTCCTACCTTTGGGAAATCCCCATTCTTGCTCTTTCCATCCCGGATGACGGTCTAACAATGTGGAAATATCTACGATTTCATTATGAAATACAACCCCATTCTTCAAGATGGAAAACTTCTTCTCTGATGAAAAATACTCATTTTTATGCTTATTTCGATACTGATTACCCCATAAATCGTTCCATAATTTATTGAAATCGTGGTTTCGAATTCGTGTCTTCTCTTCTTCCGTCATTTCTTGGAAGATATTCGAGAGATATAATTCATTACATAAATGATATTTTCCCCGAATAAAGTCCACATACCCCAAGGTATCTTTGCGTCGGATCAATAAATACTCGTTCACTCCATTTCTCTCTCGATAGCATATGATACCTACGCTGATGATTGGTTCATTACAATTATATTGACAGTGTCCTTTTCTTCCACAATTATTACAAAAGGACGTTATTTTAAAATTTTGATTATTTTTCATCGTATATGTTTAATTATTAATCTTTTTATATTATTTTAGTATAATGGAAACCGAACTCGACCCTACAGTATGGGGAAAACATTACTGGTTTTTTCTTCACACATTGTCAATTGCTTACCCCTTGAAACCCAATCAAGTGACGAAGAAGAAGTATTATGAACTCATTCAAAATATGCCTTTATTCATTCCCAGTCAGAAAATAGGAGACATTTTCGCGGATTATTTAGATAAATACCCTGTATCTCCCTATTTGGACTCTCGATTAGAATTTATGAAATGGGTTCATTTTATTCATAACAAAATTAACGAAACACTACAAAAACCGAAAATAGGATTTCAAGAAAGTATCAAAGAGTATTACAACCATTATAAACCAAAAGAAACGATAGAATACAAAACGTATCGTTTCAAGAAGAAACTCTTTTTTGGCGTGGTTTCTGTATTTATCTTAATGATGTCTTTTATCTTGTATTATACTGATTACTACAAAAAAAATTAAATGAATTATATATATGAAATTGGAATTTCTTATTGCCATAACCACTTTATTCCTAATGTATAACACTTATCACGACAATAAGTATATAGATATGATCAAAGTGAATGTTAAATATTTCAAGATGATGATGTATGGTGGAATTGGGTTCGGTATTCTTTTCGCAATGAGAAAAAACCCTATTCATTGTAAAAGTCTCCTTTATCATGCCAATGATTATATTAAATATATGCCAATTGATAAAAACGTAGGTGACTTAATTACACCTGTGATTGATTATACGAAAAACAATATTCTTGTCGATGGAGATAAACCGTCTTCTTATCCACCGTATAAAGAGTTCTCTCTTGGAACACAACCCAATAATCGATCGGTAAGCAATAGTCGTAAAAAGTATGTGGCGGCACAACAGGGGTGGAAATGTAATGGGTGTGCGAATCTATTAGATCATACGTATGAAATCGACCACATCGTAGAGCTTCAACACGGAGGAAGTAATGAAGTGAATAATTTAGTGGCATTGTGTCGAAATTGCCATGGTAAAAAAACATTTATGAACAAATTATAATTTATGAGGGATATATATGAATATACCACAAACGATAAAGGAGCTAACATCAAAATGGGATTTGGTGACTATGTTGATTGTATTCATTATTGTATTTATCCCCTTGATGATTACCTATTATTTTTTCTATTTTTCAAGTGAGCGTTCATCTACTTTCTTAACATTGGCAATTAATATTCTTATTGTTTTGTATATTTCTTTTGTATTTCTATACTTCCTATTACGGTATAATAAAGTTCAAGAGAAATTAAATGTTCGTTCTATATCCCGATACGCTGTAAATATCTTCTCTATTTTAGGTATTACATCTTTTGTAATATGGTTCATCTACTTTATATTTACATTTCAAGCAGCAAGTGAAGGTTTCACATTCTTATTTCATACAATTATTATCCTCTCTATTGTTGGAGGTCTTTTCTATGGATTACTTCAATATATGAGTCGACCTTCGACGAAAATGCGATTTTATGAACCTTACTTCCACATTCCTTTTATTTTCGCGTGTTGGATAAGAGATAAAACCAAGGATATGGTGAAAGAAGTAAAGAATACAAATCCAAAAATCTACTATCTATTACTCGGACAAATACTGCTTGTAACACTCTATTTCTTAGTGCCTTATCTTATACGAAAAATATATACTTCTACGGGAGAACTATTATTAGATAAACCTATCTATTTAGATAAAAGTCAGACGATTGGTAGTTTTAACGAAGTTCAACATCGGCACAAGAAGGAAGAAAATACCTATTATGCTTATGCCATTTCCTCGTGGGTTTATATTGATAATCAACCCTATAAGAAATCGGGATATTCCACCCTTTTCAATTATGGGAATAAACCGCGTATTGAATACAGTGTAAACGAACATATGCTCCGTGTTGTTTCGATGGAAGGAAACAAGGAAAAGATTATTTATAAACACCCTGTTTCCCTCCAGAAATGGAATCACATCTGTTTGAATTATGATTCAGGAACAATGGATGTCTTCTTAAATGGCACGTTAGTAGGAAGTTCTATCAATATAGTGACAAAAGATCTTCCTAGTACTATTATGATTGGGGATACACATGGTATTCATGGTGGTATATGTAATGTTGTCTATTATCCACGACGTCTTTATTCGTATGAAATTTCACTCTTATATTGGATATTTAATGGAAAGAAAATTCCAACTATTTAATAAAATAAAAATAGAAAATATCTAACTGTATATTATAATTATGAACGTTGCACAAATCATACAAGGTATTATTTTTGTTATTCTCTTATATTTAGTCTATTCCTATTTCTTCACAGATCATTCTGCGAAGGAGATTTCAATGATGCGTGATGGGAGAGAACAAAAGACAATTCAAGCACAAGAATTACCAGCAAATGTCATGGGCACCAATGACTATACGTATTCAATATGGTTGTATATCAATGATTGGAACTACCGTTATGGTGCGAAGAAGGTTATTATTTCCAAGACAGATACACAAAATAAGCCTTCACCTGAGATTTTCCTCCACGAGACCTTAAACAATATTATTGTTCGTGTGAATGTCTATGATGTAGATGCCGAAACAAGAAGCAGATTGGATGATTGTGTCTTGGATAATGTGCCTCTACAAAAATGGTTTAATCTCATTGTTACACTGAACAACCGTGCGTTAGATTTATATATTGATGGTAAATTAGTGAGAACATGTGTGTTATCCGGTGTTCCTAAGACTAACCCCGAGTCAAATATTGTGATTACTCCTAATTCAAACGGACAACCTGGTGGATTTAGTGGAAAGACGGCAATGTTTAGATATATGGGACACGCAGTTAATCCACGACAAGCGTATGATATTTACCGACAAGGGTTTGGAGGTGGTTCATTTTTGGGTGGATTAATGGATAAATACGGGGTGAAGTTCTCTCTTATGGTAGATAATGAGGAAAGATATAAAGTAAAGATTTAATTTATATTATATATATATATGTTCGGAAATTTAACACAAACCTTTGGAAATACAGATACATCCCCTGCTGTAAGATTTGAACCTCAAAGATTTGCTGATTTTAATGATGCTGGTAACGTTCAAGGTGCATCAAAAGGATTTCTGGAATCCAATACACTGGTGGCGAAGATTGCCTTCTTGTTTTTAGTCGTGATTGCCTTCGTGGTGTTATTACGATTAGGAACTACCCTTATTTCGTGGGCGTTGACACCATCCGGATCTCCAATCCTTGTGAATGGAATGAAAGACGCAAAGAAACCACTTGTCATCTCTCAAAATCCACGTTTGCCGAATAGTATTCCAATCTTACGTTCTGACAACCAAGATAATGGTATTGAATTCACCTACTCTGTATGGATGTTCATTGATAATTTAACCTACTTACACGGAAAATATAAGCATGTATTCCACAAGGGAAATGATATTGTAAGTAGCACGAAAGAGGGAATGGTCAAACCAAATAACGCACCTGGTGTGTATATTGATAAGGATACAAATAACTTAATTATCTATATGAATACATTCAAACAGTATAATGAAAAGGTTGTTGTTCGAAATGTTCCTCTCAATAAATGGATATCTTTAGTCATTCGTTGTAAAGGACAACATTTAGATGTGTATATCAATGGAACAATTGCATTACGTCACGTCTATACAAGTGTTCCTAAACAGAATTATGGTGATTTGTATGTGAATTTGAATGGTGGATATTCTGGGTTCTTATCCAATCTCCAATATCACAATTACGCCTTATCCATTCGTGAAATCATTCGTATTAATGATGGTGGTCCCAACTTATCAATGAATACAGAAGAAATGAAGGTCAATCCACCCTACTTCTCTCTGCGTTGGTATTTAGGACAATAAACGATTTAAGGACGTAAGTTAGGATTAATACACACATCCATTGTGGGATACACTTTTTGAGATAAACAAAGGTCATTCACACCTACACGGAGACATACGCGTTGTTTATCACCCCCTGTTCCAATATAACAATATCCCGCCTTTCTTCCACCTTGAATAGAACTATTTATAAAATCTGGTTTATACATAGTTTCCTCATGTGGATTTCGAGAAATCGGTTTCTTCTCTTCTTCAAGATCTTCTTCTAAATCATGAAGAACATCATCTGTTGTAGAAAAAACCTGTTTTGTTCCTTGTATACTACGTCCTATTGTTTTTTTAGTAACTTCTTTTGTTTTATCAGATACGTACTGTGTTGTATCTCCAATCATATAGAATACATTATAACCAAGGAATGCTAATAAAAGAACTATAATCACAATACGATACATATATATTATATAAGGAATAAATATTAGATTTTTTTAATCTCTTATTTATATAATGCTTAGTCGTTTATTTATTCAAAGAAATATTATTAGTGTGAGTATTGTGCTCTTCCTATTTATCTATTACCTCGTTCATATGTTTCGTCCCTCTATTCTCTATCACAATGATGAACTTCGTGAATTTGGCTTAAATCGAAAACACAAAACAATCTTTCCAGCATGGTTGTTCTCGATTCTACTTTCAGTAGTGAGTTACTTACTTGTAATGTACTATTTAGCATTCCCGAAATTGTATGCGTAAAACTCTATTCACGTATTTTATAGACAGTTGGGATGTCGGACTTCTTTTCTTCCAGTCTCTTTTCATATGCAGCTACCTCGCTCTCAATTTGTTCCGGTGATTTCACACATTCTGTCGATAGAATTCCCATATTGGAAATAGAAATGGTTAATAATCCGGTTAAGATTAACCAGATAAATTGGGAAATATAATCTTTCAAGGTTACACGGAAACGTAATTGTTCGACTAAATCTGTATACCCTTCTTGAGTTGTATCTAATATTTTCTGTATTCGACCCATCGCACGATCGAAATTATCTGGTGTAAATTGATTAATGAGAAGGGTCTTGTCCTCGAAAATATTCGACAATGCTCGATTGAGTTCCTTATCATCTGTCTTAAACTTGGATTTCAAGAGACTTGTCATAATACGATTGATCCCGAAGAGAGAAACAATCACATATCCGAATGTATTCGAGAATGGCATCTTCCATGTAGGGAACATGCGAAGTAGTGCTTTGATAGAGACAAAGATGAAAAACCAAGGCAAGATAGACCACAAGAAGAGGGGTTTGAAACTACTTGTTCCACACATTGTTCGTAAATGGAGATTGCTGAATATGGTTTGGATGGTGACAGTAGAGAGAAGATAAAGAATATGTGTAATCATATGTAAGTTTTTCGGAAGTAATAATAAAAACCCGAAATAGAAAACGGTTCCTACAATAAAGACTAAAATACTGGTTGAAGAAACATTCATATTATGTATATATTATGTATAAATTAATTATTATTATTTACATTGATATTATATATTGTGGCGAATGAATCCCAATTTAATTGAACCGGGAACAAAATATTTTATACATAAGAGTTTAGAACAATGTAAGAAAATAAAGTATTCATATTATAATACGTTGTTTAATATAGGGATATTTTTGGTGTTTCTTTCTTTTGTATTTATTTTTTGTTATTATGGATATCGAGGGAAAAAAGATAAAAAGGTAGAAGCAAATGAAGAATACATCCATTCCTTGATTGAGAAGATCCAACAAGAACAAGAACAAGAAGAAGTAGTGAAAAAGGAACTTTATCAAGAAAACACAATTACGAATTTACCCCCTATAAATAACTATTTTATGGATACGATGAAAAATTTTTTATAAAGAAGTATAATATATGGAAACGTATAAGGAAGCATTAGAAGTATATTTTTCAAATAAAGAAAAGTATGAGAAGAAAGTGAATAAAGCAAAATCAAAAATTCTCTCTCGTGAGGTGTTATCTAAAAGAGAGAAAAAAGAAGCAATTAAGAATCTGAAAATTAAATGTATTTCATGTAAGAGAAATGTGAATACCATATTTATAAATACACCTGATGAGTATCGTATAAAGTGTGGTGATAAATCTACACCATGTGATTTAAACGTTCATATTAAGAAACACAAGATTGTAAATGGATTAGAAGAGATAGAGAGAATGAATGAACGGATTAAAGAATTCATTATTATGATTATATCATTAAAACATGATATTTTATATGATTTAAAAGAGTCAGAACAACAAGAAGTGGTCGAAGAGTTTGAGAGAATACGAAATGAATACAATGAACTCTTACAATTACGAAATAAGTATATATTTATGATTGAAAATCAGACTATGGAAAAGGAGAGAATGAAAACAGTTCAATCTATGATAATGGATACATATCTGCTATTACAACAGTTTAAGCAACAATTACAAGAAGGATTTTCCACGAAAAATATTTCTATGATAAAAGATGCGATTGTTTTCTATAAAGAAGAAGTAAAACCTATGTTTAGAGAAATGGAAGAGCAACGGTATGCGAAGAGAGAAGTCGTGGATTCAGTGTTTGAGGATAGCGTAAAACGTCTTCTTCGTATTCCATCCACAACTTCTATGTATCATATTCAAATTCAAGAACCGAATGTTGTGAGTTTAAAAATATAATATATTTTATCGTTTTCATATATATTATATGGCATCGGGAGTAACTAGTATTGATGAATTACCTACTATGAATGAAGGTGGAGGACAACCCGTTCAACAATTGAAAGATGTGAATATTAAAACACGAGATAATAAACCTCCCTTAGAAGGTGTATCCTATAATCCCAATGAATTCTCTAATGCGAACCAAGGATCCTCAAACCAACCTTCCTTCAATAATTTGCCCGCAGAACAGATTGATAAAGTGATTAATAGTATTCAAGGTGCGAATACTTCTCTTCCTAGTCGTGATATACCACGAAATACAAATATGGTTCATCAAGACCAACAAGCGAAACCAAATTATATTCCTTCTTCCAAACCTAATTATATCGAAGAGGATAATATTCAAGATTATAGTCAAGACGTTCAAGATTATAATACAACTGAAATGATATATGATGAGGCACAAACACCCTTTATTATCACAGTATTGTATTTTATCTTCCAATTACCTTTTGTAAATCGTTTATTAGAATCGTATATTCCATTTATATTTTTAAAAGATGGAAATCTTTCTCTCAAAGGATATATTATTAAATCTCTTTTATTCGGTTCACTCTACTATGCGATAAACCGAATTATTGATTATTTGAGTTCCGTGTAGAACGTCTTTTACGTGTCTTTGTTTTGCGACTACGCTTTTTCTTTGTTTCTTTGGGTCGATACTTAAAGAAGTAATTATCATATCGTTTCCGTACTTTATCTTTCTCTCGCTTCATCTTCTCATGGATACGTTCACGTTCTTGTTTCAGATCAATGATAGTTTTCTGCTGTCCTTTACAGTTCATCGTGTATCTCCGGAGTGGTGAACGTTGTGACAATCGGTGTTCATTTTGAATTTTCAATAAATGATCGCATAAACAAAGAAGTCGATTAGCGTCGTATTTGGGGTTGTCTAAATATAAAAAGACAAGATATAAGGAGAGTATAGTATCAATTGTTCCAATCTTGACTTTCCTGTTGTTATAGGTGATTTCATTATAATTATGACAGACAATTGGTTCGTATAGATGAAGTATAGTATTTCCATTATGTTTTACTTCATATCGTCGTCCGATGATTTTCTCAATAGGTGGATATTCTTTTACCTTAATATTTTCATCCTTGAACTTGCGTTGGATAGAATCGAGAACACGTTCAGGGTCACCGTGAAGAATGTCAAAATGAGGTATTTGAGAGAGAGAAATATTTCGTTTGACGGGTTCATACTTGAAATAAATCGACTTGGAAAATAGTCCTACAAAGACAGCTTCTTCTTTAATAAGTAATGTTTTCAATTTCGAAAGAATGTTATTTCTCTCTTCTGTATTCTTTCTCTCAAAGATCGCATCCAGATTACAATCCTTTGCGATGTTCTTATAATATGAATTGAATAAATTCAAACGCTTAACTACTTTTTCCCAACGAGATACTTCTCCCTTTGGTCGGGATAATTCAAGGAACATATTTCGTCGAATAAATTCAATCGGTGCATAGAAAATTCCGTCAATCTCAACAGCATGTTTATGTAGAGAATTATACAATTTACCGTCCATATAATTAATATCTGCTACTGGGATATTATTTACAAACACTTTAAATGTACCTTTATGAACGTTACTTGCGCGTGCTTCCGCATTTGGATACCCACTTTCCATAAAAATATTCACTAAATCAATACAATCTTGAATGGGTTTAGGGGAGTAAAAGTCGTAATCAGGGATTTCACGCGTATAGTCATAGAATTGTAAATTCTTAGGAAGCGTATTATTGATGGCAGTTCCTCCATAACATATACGTTGTGTATCGCGTAAGAAATCCTCAATAATGGAAATAATCTCTCCAATATTATACCCTTCTAACAATAACTTCTTATTTCTCTCTTCAATTTGTTCCACATTATATTTGATAATATGTTGTTCGCATTCATCTATAGTCATATCTTGATCGCATTCAATCATATATATATATATTATATACATTATACTTTTCCAACAAAATAGGCCTTTTTAATTTCCTTCGGCGCGTAGGACAATTTCGGGTCTTGTGCCTCTGGATTATCCACAATAACAGGTATGTAACGCAAGGGTTTCGGTTTCAAGACAAACGCGGAATTGCGTTTATTAAAGAATTCTAAATAATAACGTAAATGACTATCATTTTTTTGGAAATTCATCGCAATCATTTGGCACCCATATTTGATATGAATGCTTGCCTCCATGTTGGAAGTAGATTTCTTTAAGTCGGGTAAAGTAAAGTGCATATTCTTCTTGTTATATTCAATAAGATCTTTATGACTGGGTGCGTATCGTATATCATGATCCCTCGTTTTTCGTAAGAAGATAGAAGAAGAACATATATTGACAATCTCCTTGAATTTGGTTTCTTTATAGAGAGGGTTTGAAGCATCATACGCAATAATGACTTTACCAAGGAAGTTACGAATGGGTTCTGCAGTTAAGTTCTCTCCTCGGAACTCATTAGAATACTTCATCCCAAGTCGTCGATCCCCCAAAATCTCAACAATGTATTTCGTGAGATCATTAAATACTCTTTCTCTCTGACTTTTAACGCGGAAATGTAATATAAGAGGATCATTAAAGGTTGGACACGTTGAGGCAGCAAAGGCATGTCGATGGATTGTTTCCAATACAAGAGGTAAAGATAAACTGTTATAGGTGCTTTTACGATGGAAGGATTTTTCATAGGAGGTGGCAATAACGGTTTTTCCTTGAACGGAATACACTTCGAAATCTAATACTCTTGCACCCCGACGAATGACATTTTTCAGTGCGTCTAGAGAGACAAACCCATTTGAGAAATCACCATTCGAACAACTATTATGGCTACTCATAATATAATAATCTCTTAACTTATGTTGATATTTCGCGTCGTTGGTATTCATGTTTGTTACTACATTTTCGATTCTGTCTAATTCTTTCGTCATTTTCGAGTTATTTCGATTGTTTTTCACCATTTCACTGGTAACATAGTATACAACAAAGACTACAGAGAGAATAAATAACGCAATTAAATAATAGAAGATAAACACTTCATTGGTACTTTCCATAATTTTTTTAAGTGTATCTAACCCCATATCTTGAATGTTTTCAAAACCGATATTCATATATTATAAATGAACAAATTTAATTTAAAATTAAAAATTAATTAAGTGCTATATATATAATTATGGCAGGTGGATTACTTAATTTAATATCCTTCGGTCAAGAAAGTTTATTGTTTTTTGGAAATCCTCAAAAAACTTTTTTCAAAAAGAGATACAAGCATATTACCAATTTCGGTATGCAACGTTTTCGTCTGAATTTCGACGGTTCTACAATGCTTCGTATGAGTGAGGAATCCAAATTCACATTTACTATACCACGTTATGGTGATTTGTTGTATGAGACCTATTTGGTTATCACTCTTCCCGATATATATAGTTCCATCATTTTTGAACCCGATGGTGAAAGAACACGAGGAATGTGGGTTCCGTATGAGTTTAAATGGATTCGAGAAATCGGAACTACAATTATTAATCGTGTAGATGTGAAGGCAGGTAGTCAATTGCTTGGGTCTTATTCGGGAGAATACTTTGCTGCCGTCGCCCAACGGGATTTGACCGGTCGTAAAATTGATGTATGGAATGAAATGACTGGGAATACACCGGAATTGTATGATCCTGCCAATGTATTGGGGCGACGACAATTATACCCGAATGCTATTTTCAGAGAAGAAAGTGAATTAGATCAATTCGAAAGCACAACTATCATTCCATCTATTCAAGGACGAACCCTCCATATTCCACTAGAAACATGGTTTTCTTCGGATATTGGTTCTGCGTTTCCATTAATCTCTCATCAATACAATGAACTAACAATTGATATATATATTCGACCCTTAAAAGATTGGTATATTATTCGTGATATTAAAGATGTAGGATTTGAGTTTCCACACATTGCTCCCAGCCCAAATGAGACACACCATCAGTTATTCAACTTTATTAATCCACCAGAAACTACAGAAGGACGTGTCATTGCGAATACAAGTTCTTTATGGAATCCGGATCTCCACCTTGTTTCAACCTACATTTATTTGGACAAGGATGAGAGAGAAGTATTTGCCAGAAATTCACAAGAATATCTTATTAAAACACCCTATATATGGGAATTCCTAAATGTATATGGTTCAAAACAAGTGAATATTGAGTCCAAAGGGTTAGTCTCTAATTATATGTTCCGATTTAGAAGGAGTGACGCGTTCTTACGAAATGAGTGGGCTAATTATACAAATTTCCCGTATGATACACGTCCCTTCATTTCAAAACCCTTCTTGGAAGATCCACGAAATTACATATCAGGAAATTTCCTTGGTGAATCAACTGTTATTAATACACGTGATATTCTGATTGATATGGCAATTTTGCTTGATGGTAAATTCCGTGAAAATACATTATCCGCGGGTGTGTATCAGTATATTGAGACGTATCGAAAGACAATGGGTTCTTTAAAGAATGGTCTCTACTTGTATTCTTTCTCTATAGATACAAATAATTCCACCTATCAACCATCCGGTGCTATTAATATGGATTTATTCGAAAAGATTGAATTTCTCTTCAATGTCTTGATCCCCCCTCGATGTAAAGATCCTTCGGATTTTATTAATCAAATTTGTGATAGTGATGGAAATATTATTGGAACACGAAAAAACAATTGGGTATTGAATGAATACTCCTATGATTTATTGATTATGGAAGAACGATACAACATTCTTGTTTTCAATAATGGTATTTGTGGATTAATGTATGCTCGTTAAGAATATAAAGATTTATAAAGATATTCCTACAATGAATAAAGTTATTCAAAACTGTTTTATCACTTCTTTTTCAGTAGGTGTTGGATATATGACAACTCATTCACTCATTCAGGGTATTCAAGAGACAAAGATGTATGTGGACGATCAATTTCCCACGAAGAAATCACCATTCTTGTATGTGATGTTTGGTGTTCCTATTTGTATTCCGTATGTGTATTGTGGTTCTATTCTTGGAGGCGTATATGGAATTACGTATCCTGTGCTATATTCAGGTAAATATATCTATAAACGATATAAAGAAATAAATCAATGAGTGGGGTATATGCATCAAGAACATCAATATTTGTCATTAATTAAGAAGATTTTGGCAGAAGGTGTAAAGGTTCCATCGAGGAATGGTACAGTATATTCTGTCTTTGGAGAAACAATGCGGTATTCCCTTCGAGAAGATACGCTCCCTCTTTTGACGACCAAACGAATGGGATGGAAAACGTGTATGAATGAGTTGTTATGGTTTATTCGTGGTCAAACAAATAACAACGAATTAACTAAGAAGAACGTTCATATATGGGATGGAAACTCCAGTAAAGAATATTTACAATCTATTGGATTAGATTATCCAGAGGGTGAATTGGGACCCATTTATGGTTTTCAATGGCGACACTTTAATTGCGCGTATCCTTCAACACAACCTACACGTGGTATTCATCGAGAAGAATTGAATGAAGAGGTAGATCCAAGAGACCAACTTCGATGGATTATGTCTCAATTAGTGAATCCAAAGAAACGACATTCGCGACGATTGATTTTATCCGCATGGAATCCGTGTCAAATCAATGATATGGCACTACCTCCTTGTCACGTATTATCACAATTCTGGGTTAATCCTGAAACGATGGAATTATCGTGTCATTTATATCAACGAAGTGGTGATGTCGGTCTTGGTGTCCCTTTCAACATTTCTTCATATTCGATGCTTACTATTATGATGGCGAAATTCTGTGGATTGAAAGCAGGAGAACTCGTTCATACCTTAGGAGACGCACATATTTACGAAGAACATCGGGAAGCGTTGGAAGAACAAGTGAAGCGAGAACCGTATCCATTTCCTAAGATTCGTGTGATCCATATTCCTGATGTCTTTGAGGAATTTTCGGTAGATGATTTTCTTGTGGAGGAATATCAATGTCATCCACGAATTTCAATGAAAATGATAGTTTAATTTTTATTATATTAAATATCACAATATAATAAAATGAAACACAAGATAGGATTATTTATCTTTAGACGTGATTTACGAATAGAGGATAATACAGCATTAAACTACGCACATAACCTATGTGAAAAAGTCATCCCTATCTTTATCTTCACTCATGAACAAGTAGAACGTAATCCGTATAAATCGGAAAATGCGGTTCTGTTTATGATCGAGACGCTGGAAGAATTGGAAGAAACCATACGAGCAAAAGGCGGTTGGTTCTATACCTTTTATGACAAGTCTCATAATGTGGTTCAACATTGGATTGAACGTTATGATGAAATTGAGGCAGTCTTTGTGAATCAAGATTATTCCCTTTATTCAAAAGAACGTGATAAACGTATAAAAAACGTATGTGAAAGAAATAGTGTTTCCTTTTACAGTTGTCACGACATTTGTCTGTATCCTCCACAGAGTATTCGAACCACTACGGATGACGTGTATAGTAAATTCACACCCTTTTATAGAAACGCCATCGAGAGAGAAGTTCCTATCCCACACACCCTTCGAAAAATGAAATTCGATACCATCCAACGCCGAGGATTAAAGAAGAGGATTACGTTGAAGGATGCTAAAAATCGTTTTACCGTAGAAAATAACCACTTAGAAGTCCGAGGAGGTCGTTCCCGAGGAATAAAACGATTACGAAATTCGGAGTTTGATGATTATGATAAGACACGTGATTACTTCGAACGAGACACCTCGAAACTGTCGGGGTATATAAAATTTGGTGCTTTATCTATTCGAGAGGTGTATCATTTTTGGAACAAGAAATATGGTCGTGATAGTGGTCTTGTTCGTCAATTGTTATGGCGCGATTTCTATTTTCATTTGTTGGATGATAACAAGCGATTGATGAAAGGAAAATCTTTCCGTCAGAATTATGATCGTATTCGCTGGGAAAATAATCCTTCTTTGATTAAAGCGTGGAAGGAAGGAAAAACAGGGTTTCCGATTGTGGATGCATGTATGAGACATCTTAATCAGAATGGATATATGCATAATCGTGGTCGATTAATTGTGTCAAGTTTCTTGATTAAAACCTTATTAGTAGATTGGAGAATAGGAGAGAAGTATTTCGCAACTCGTCTTCTGGATTACGATCCAGCGGCGAATAATGGGAATTGGCAATGGATGTCTGGAAGTGGTGCTGACTCGCAACCATATTTCCGAATATTTAATCCTTTCAGTCAAGGACAACGTTATGATAAAGATGCAACCTTTATTAAGAAATGGGTTCCCGAATTGAAAAATGTGGAAAGTAAAGATATTCATCAATGGGATAAGAAATATACATCGTATCCGGATTTGAACTACCCAAATCCAATTGTGGATTTTTCAACACAACGAGAGAAGGCGTTATCCCTTTATAAAAATGTTGTATGAATTACGTGTTTAATTGATTATGTTTTCAACGTTCTTATTTTTGATACGTGTAAATACTGGTTTCCTTTCCTGACAACTTCCCCACGGCATACATTTGTTTATTTTCATCTTGTAAATGATCTGTTTATAAGGTGGGTATATAGTCCATCGAACTGATAATATTCATTTTTACATTGAAACGTTGTTCCTTTTTAGGAGAGACCTTTTCCACTATTTTAACTTCATTCTTTTTTATTTGTTTATATATACTATGAATATTTTTGATTAATTCTTCTATTAACCCTGTATCTTGAGATTTATGTATGGGAATGGTAAATCGAACTGGTTCGGTGAATATACTAACGGCAAAATAGAGGATAAAACGTCGTTTTCGTTTATAAGACGGTCGATACCGAATGGAATATAATTCCAATAAACTACGTATAATCTTTTCATAAATCATTCCTTGTTTTTTTGCCTCATAAAAGAAAATATCCCATATAATCCAAATGATATCTTCTCTATACTTTTCATCCACAGTAGAATATTCTCTCTTTATACCCTTACATGGATCCTTTTTCTTTTTTGATAAGAGTTCAAATTGAAGCATCCATTCCACCCAATAACATGCGTCGGTGGTATTCATTACATCTTTTTCAAGCGCGTAGAGGATTTCATTCACTGGAATATATAATTCATTTGGATCACCTTCTTTCAAAATCTTATCTGCCATCATCTTATGTGTCGATTTCAACTTATGTCGTAGAATGGTTAAATCGAAATCTTCCTTTCCTACTTTGATAATATTATATTTATGTTTCTTTGGAGAGAAAGAGAGAATAGATATGATTTCACAGAAGAGAGAACGTATCTCACGATTATTTCGAGCATCCAACATATTCTCTCCGCTGTATAGGGAATTCATAATGCTGCGAAATTTCTGGAAACGTGTATCTATATAAATAGGTAATTTAGGACTTCCTATATGAATATAGCATGTCACTACGGTAATAATACATTCCCATAATTCGATGAAATGACCCGAACAAATAAGTTCGACAGAAAGATGAAGACTGCTATTCACATCGTTGGATACGATGCTTTGAATTAACTTCTTTTTCACCTTATTTAAATCAAACTTGGAAAAGGTTGTTTTTTTGAATTCATTCATTGTTCTCTCATCTTGAATAATATCCATTATATAAGAGAAACATATATTTACTGCGAAATCTTATCGCGTATTTATTATATTCCTATTTTATATATGAAGATCTCGATATCTAAATTAAAACGTTCCTCAATATGGGTTAAAGTACTCTTATCACTCATAGGTATTTACATCATACATTCTCTCTTTACTAGTCATAAACCACAACAAGAAGGATTTACACAAAGCAAACCATACGTATTAAAGAAAAATAATAATTTATACGATGATTTTTATACTCGTATTTACGATAAACTATTTTATGATGAAGGTCGAACTCGATTTGAAACTAAGGAAATTACGAAACTCACAAATATGAATCCGGAGAAATCGGTCGTCTTAGATATTGGATCCGGAACAGGACATCATTTAGGTGCCTTACAAAAAAAAGGAATAAAACAAGTAATTGGTATTGATACATCGAAGGATATGGTGAAACTTTCAAAGAAAAATTATCCTGAGATTAATTTCCAGATGGCGGATGGAACCATAGAGAAAACATTCCCACCCAATCATTTTACCCATATTTTAACCTTGTATTTCACCATTTATTATATTCAAGATAAGAAACGTTTCTTTGAGAATTGTTTCCGTTGGTTACGTCCAGGGGGGTATTTCGTATTACATTTAGTCAATCGCCAACGATTTAATCCAGTGTTGAATGCCGCGGATCCCCTCTTTTTATTGGATATTCAGAAATACGCTAAAGATAGAATTACTGATTCCAAAATCAAATTTAATCATTTTGATTATCAAGGTAAATTCGTCTTACAAGGGGATAAAGGGGTTTTCAAAGAGAAGTTCAAGGATAAATCGAAGCATGTTCGAGAAAACGAACATATTTTTTATATGGAAAAACAGCACGATATTTTGGGGATGGCAAAGAATGCTGGATTTATATTACACGGAAAAATCGATATGCATACGGTGGAATATAATCATCAATACTTATATATTATGTATAAACCAGAGTAGTTTATTTTTATGATCTAAAATATAATATTACTTATATGGATAAGATATATTATATTAGTTCTGTAATATTCCTTCTCTATTTAATTATGAAGTGGTATTCGAAACAACATTTCTGGTCTAGACAACCCGTATTTCATCGTTTTAATATCAAGTTATGGATTTATCCTTGTGGTCTCATTCAACATTCACTCTTATCTCCTTCTTCCAGTGATTATCTTACGGATGTGAAAACCTATACTATAGAAACAATTCCTTCTCTCTATCTTGAGAAATATATACAACTTATTCGGAAACATTATATTATTGATGAGGAATTATCCTATGAAGCACCACGAGATAACATCTACGAATATTTGAATACAAAAGGGTATATCTCTGTTTATCAAAGTGAAAAGGCGTATCAATATAAAAAAGGTTGGCATCTTTATCCTAGCATTCTCTCAGGGATAGCATCTCGACCAATCACATTCTTCGAGAATGAAAAAGAAGTTTCTTATGGATATTATACAGACTTTTTATGTACTCATGAAAAGTATCGAAAAAAGAATGTAACACCTAAGGTGATTTATACTCATGTATGTGATATTATGAATACACAAAAAAACCCTTGTTTCTACTTGTTCAAGAGAGAAGGAGAATATACACCCTTTGTTCCTATATTGTCTTCCTTTTCCTACATATACAATATTAAGTATGTATTTAAGGAAAAGTATCCACTCCAATGTATTTCCGTAACAAAGAATAACCTCTTTTATTTGTATGAAAAAATCAAGAAGCTTAAGAAAGAGTTTTCACTCTGTGTTTATACATCCTTCACTCATCTTCAACATCTTCTTGAAGTGAAGAACCTCTTTATTACGATGGTATCCGAGAATAATCATATTCGAGCGTTTTATGTCTTTACAAATAATTATATGACACATCGAAAGGAACCTATTATCGAGTTGTCGTGTAGTTATAGGGAACCAAATTTCTCAGAAGAACTCTTTCATCAAGGATTACTCAGTAGTTTAGTAAATATTTCACGAGAGAACTTGGTATATCTTGTCATTGATAATCTCTCTCATAATTATTCTCTCATAGATAAGATGAAATACAAGTCGATGGAAGAGACACCAATGTCATATTATATTTACAATTATGCATCTTATCCTAAACAACCCAAAGAATGTTTTATTCTCGTATAGTTTATCGTTTATAATATTTACCAACACGTGCAAAGGAATCTACAAGGAAAATCATAAAAACACCTAAAAACCCGTATAAAATCAATTCTTCATGAAGTGTTCCACTTTTCTCCTCCTTCTTTTCCTCTAATAAATGGATCATATAATTTAATTTATCCACAAGTAATTCATTAGTTTCCTTTTTCTGCTCTGGCGAGGGATAATATTGTGGATACATTTGTTTTTGATCATAATATTGTTCCAATGGGGATTGTTTCACGATATTTTTGAATGATTCTCTCGTAACCGATTCGTCATCACTCTCTTCATCTTCACTAGGAATCGGCATATCAAACTCTTTCTCTTTCTGTCGTAGAGTTTCTCTCATCTTTTCTTCATGCTTCTTCTTATCTCCCACTGTGGTCATCTTTGGTTTAGGAACGAAATCACCCATTGTTTCATCATCACTACTATCTTCTTCCTCTTCTTTGGTAATATTTCGAATGAGTTCATTCACCTTTTTACTATTCTTCTTTCTCTGTTTTAATGTCTTATTTTTGTTTTCCTTCTTTGGTTTTTGGATCGCTGGTATTTGTTGATATTCAGCGGGTGCAAGATTAAAGTTCATACTATAAAAAAATAAGATATTTTTTTATTAAATTATAACTATTAATAAAATCTTTTTTCTTCTAAAATTATATAATGCTTTCCAAACATCAATCTGAAATTGCTCTTTTTTTCTTATTGGTAACCTTTATGTACCATGTTCCCCAGTTATTTATTACCATCGCAAGTAATCCACTTGGTAAATTGATTTTGCTTTTAGTTGTTGTCTATTCCTTCAAACTCTTCGGATTATATAATGGTATCTTAGTAACACTTATTGTGATTATGATTTTCGAACATAGTTCTATTCTGGAAGGAATGGAAAATCAAGAAGAGGAAGAGGAGGATAAAAAGGTAGAGGAAGAAGAACTAGATGCTATTGTCGCAGAAGAAAATCAAGGGGATCAATTAGAAGTAGAGGAAGAATTAAGTAGAAAGAATAATAGTAATGATGTGGATGTAAACAAACCTTTAGAAGAAGAAACGGAAACATCCACAGAACCCATAGGAAACTTAGAAGAAGGTCTTGAAAATATAGGACCCATTGATAATTAGAAATCTTTTCTTCTATAAATATATATTGATGGAATTTTTACAAAATGTTGTTACCTATATTAATACAAATAAATATTTCGCGGGAATATTGATGCTTACTCTGAATATAGGATCGAAATATATCCAAATCCAATTGACAGAAACTCAACAAGAAATTATACGGGGTAAATATGCGCGCCAATTTCTTATTTTCACGATGTTATGGGTCGGAACACGAGATGTAATTACATCGATTGTGCTTACAGCTTCCTTTATTATTTTAACGGATTACCTCTTTAATGAAAATAGTAATGTATGTGTATTACCCAAAAAATACAAGGCACTGAAGAAGGTGATGGATACAAATAATGACGGAAAAGTAAGTGATACTGAAATTAAAAATGCTATTACCATTTTAGAGAAGGCGCGAAAAGAGACGGAACAATTAAAACATCGCAACGCTTTAAATAATTTTATAAGTAATTTATAAGAATGTTATACATTATCTACATTTCATTTTCAAATAATATCGATGATTTCGAATATTATTTTAACACCAATATGATTTACAATAACAATATCAACAAGGAATATTTTCTCTTGAATGTGGATTTAGATAGTAAGAGTAATGAAACAGGAGAGAAAACATCAAGAGATACAATGGAAGAGAGAAAGGTAAACAATGAAAAGTTAATTCCCTACATCAAACAATATATTATTAATCCTTATATTGTGAATACCAAACTGAAAGAAACAAATAAGAAAGGAGAACATTATATCATTCGTCGATATACTTGGGATAAACAACTTTATGATACTTCCAGAACACCGTGGTTTATTGATCGTATTAAGAAGAGAGAAAAACTCTTAAAAAAATCACCAACATGGTTCAATGATGAAGTTACTATTTTGCGTATTAAATTGAAATTCTATTATTCGGACAGTTCTTCCTCGTGGAAAGATATCTTTCGATTAGATTGTGATTATCATCGAAATGAATACAAGCGAAAGAAGGAAATTCTTGAACGACAGAAAGAACAACAAAAGCGAGAGAAGGAAATTCTTAAACGAGAAAGAGAAGAAGAAAAACGAAAAAAAGAAATTCTTGAAGAACAAAAGAGTAAGAACTAGGTTTCTCTCTTCTCTAAACTCTGAATACGTTGTTCCAGTTGTTCGAGTTTATCATACAACTCCTTGCGTTCATCCATCAAATCCTCTTCTTCAAACATTTCTATATCTTGAATTTGAGGATGTCTAGGGAGAATCCACGAAGACAAATAAGAGAGAGAACGATATGTTCCCAATCCTACATAGTATGCAAGTTCAAAACTCTCATAGAGTATAAATCCAATCATATATTATAAGTGTATAATATATCATTCTTAAATATCAAGACTTACCGTATTCCGTTCAGATTTCGGTTTTCGTCGAGATTTGCGTGGCACATTATCCGCATCCTTAGATATAGATCTTAATTCATCAATACTAATTGTGCTTCCTGTTGTCATAATAGGTTTCGTTTCTTCTTCTTTCTTCTCTACTTTGGGTGTGGTATCCTTCTTTTTAATCTTCGCTAGGAATTCATCAATATCACTGGGACCTTTCATATCAGGTCTCTCTACTACTTCAGGTTCAAGAGTTGTATAATTTTCTTGAACGTTGACACTATCCTTAAAGTCGGGAATACCTCGTCCCATTCCAATGTCAGGTCGCGAGGACTTCGCTTCGCTCTTGTAATTCTGACCGCGGAATGCCTCCCTTGGTTTATCTACCTCTTCATCTCTCATTACATTATTCATAAAGTTACCAAATCCAGGCTTATTTTGTGCCATTGCTGACGCCGCTGTATTCGAGAATTGCTGCATGACTTCTGGGTTTTGTCGAAGAATATCTTCCATACTTGGCATCGCGGACTTGAACATAGAATTTGTCATATGTAACATAGAAGCACCGATACCAATCTGGAAAAGAAGTTTCAATTCCGGAGCGAGTTTTGCCTTAGACTTGTATTTCTCGTGAAGTTCTGTGAAAATTTCATCATAGTCATCAATGTTTTCACTAATGGATTCACCCCAACCATCCAACTTCAGATCGAAAGGGTCGAATTTATTATTCAAGTATTCAAGGGTAGAAACTAAACTCATTAAAATCTTCCCTTGGAATTTAATACTATTCGATTTCTCCTTTTCAGATACAATCATCTCATATTCACCTTGCATCTCATCAAGTGAAGACTCCATGGTGTATCGTTTACTCAAGGTAACACCTTTCTTTTCAAGCAATTCCAACTTTCGTAAATATTCAAACTTCTTCCGTAATAATTCCTGTCTCGTCAATGGTTTCTCTTTAGGTACTTCTTTATCGGGATCCACTGGAATCTCATTAAAGTTCTTGTATCCATCCCACGTCTTATCCTCAGTTGTCTTCTGAATATTCAATACAGGAGGTTTGCTTTCATCCGGTTTTACTTCTTCCACTTTAGGTGTTTCAATCTTAATCTTATCGTCTTTTTTATCTTCGAAAAGTGCGAATTTTACATTCTTATCCTCAGACTTTGGTGGTTCAGGTTTATCTTCTTTAATACTTTCATTTAATTCACTTTCCAATTTATTCAAGTCGTGAATACTAATTTCTGTAGCATTCGGTGTTGATGCTCTTGAATTTCCTCCTCCTATTTTATCATTCATAAACATTTCCATCCCTAAATTATCCCCTAAATTTAGGTTGGTTGTTTCCAAATTATCTATGTCTAATGTAATCTCTTCCATTATGATTAAATAAGAATATTTACTTTTAAGTATTACGCACATTATAATATTTTATTTGTTAAGATACCACAACAACTGAAGAAGCGCGTCGGATAAATCATCTTTCTTCTTATGTTTTATAAAGAAGCTTTTCCATGTCTTGAATTCCTTTTCCACAAGCGATTGAACGACTTCAATAGAGGCTTTCTTCCGGTTTGCATATGTATCTTTTTCTAAATCAAATACTTTTAATTTATTCAAGGAGGAAACATATTCAATAGTGGGAACATTTTTCATAATAAAATATTGGGTGATCATTCCTTGAATGGTTTTCATACGGTTTGCAAGAGGAGCAATTTGGTTTTCAATCAAGAGTATATCGACCCCTTCTTGAAAGCGTATATCAAATTCAGCGGTCATGGTTCGTGCAAGGTCAATGAGAGAAATCTCTTTCGCTTTCTTTTTTGTGTCAGTGTAAATACATTCTTCTTGAATATACGTTTTTAATAATTCGATATAATCTTTTTTTACGTATTTTCTCTCTTCTTGAACGAGATGATAAGATTCACATTTCTCTCTTAATAACGCGATAGAAGTTCGAGATATTTTCTTCAAGGGTATAATATCTTTTTCATAGGGTTTATCCAACTTATTTGCATGTCTTTTACAATAATGATTGCTCTTAAATAGATATGATCCTTGGAATGAACACCCTTCTTCATAACAAATATAAAATGGTTTCTCTTTAGAAAGATTAATCACATCCCACGAATGAATAGTTCTCATGTTTCCTTTTACTTCTACAAGACAATACGCAAGGTTCTTAATACCTACATCAAAACTAAGTATTTTCATTTATAATACATAATATACAATTGTTTAATATCTTATGTATTATTTTGGTCGATAGTGTGTTAAATACCCTTGTTGAGAGAGAAGGGGTGCGACCATTCGAGATTGGAGGTCTTCTCTCGTTAAATATAAATTCTTCAAATCTGACCCTTCATACCCATACGGTTGATGTTGATCGTGTTTGGATTGATAAATATGTTTCGGGGTTCCTTCTCCAAGGATATATGGGTATCCATTCTTATATACCCCACAATTTTGGAAGACACGATGACGATTGCTTTTCTTCACTGCTTCACTATGTTTAATAAGAAATTGACGATAATCGTAATTGGTATGAATATTATTTTTATAGAGAAAAATATTATTTACTTTACAAGCACTTCGATAATCAGTAGAATGACGTCCATCTGACATTAATGCTGGATAATCAAAATGGATATTGTTACATGCTCCTGAACACGTTCCCCACGACATTATATATAGAGAGAAGAAAGTTAATTCTGTAATAATGTGATTAATTCACTCTTTTTTAACTTCTTCGGATCTTCATGTAATTTCTTCTCTTCCACAATCAATCGCAATTTGGATACATTGAGTTTCTTATAATCGGTTTCTTCAGGTTCTTCTATTTCATTTCCAGAAGCATCCAATTCCGTAATTTCACATCGTTCAACTAGAATGTTCTCTCCCTCTTCCTTGTCTAAATCCTCTTCATTCTCTTCTTCCGTATTACTTTCGTGATCACTATCCTCTTCTTCGCTCGTTGTGCTCTCCTCATCACTAGTTTCAACAATTGTTTCATTATCGGAAACCTTCACTAATTTTGTACCATCTTCAAAAAGGGGAGAAGAAGATTCTTCATTTCTCTCTTCTCTTCGATTAATAAGATAACTGATTTCTTGCATTCCATTTAATGCTTCATTGATTTTATTGTCGATAAGTTGCATCCTCCTCCTAAAGAAGATGAAGATCAAACCACATAATAAAAGAGTTGTTCCTAAACTAATTACAAGTCCAATACTTAATGCCATTATAAAAAGAAGAAGAGTATAATTATTTATAATAAACGAAAACATTATTTTATATACTCCAAGATTTCTTTTGGATACCCTAAATCGCAAATCACGTGATATCCTCCTTTAATCCTTGAAATACCGGAATTTACTCGATAGCTATAGGATATATCTTGTGTCTGTTCGTCTACATGAACTTCCATTTGTTTATTCTTAATCTCCTTCATTTGGGTCAATTCAAGGAAATGAGTGGTTAAGATGTAGGTGACCTTAAAGGAACGAATATAAGAAAGGAAAGAACGAGCAATATCAACTGCTTCATTGGGATTTGTTCCAGAATATAATTCATCAAATATGATAAAGTGTTTTTTCTTGGGTTCTCTCTGAATAGAATGGATAATACGAAGACAACGTCGTGCCTCTGCTTGGAACAAACTATCTCTCCCCGATGTATCTGGAATATTAATATAGGAGTGTAAATAATGATAAGGGGAGATAGTTGTTTTTCTTTCATAAAATCCACATCCGAATTGTTGAGAGAAAAGAATATTCAAGAGTGAAGATTTCAAAAGCGTAGTTTTTCCAGATGCGTTGGGACCCGTGATAATGGTATTTGTTACTATAAGATTATTCTTCACTGGTTTATCTAATGAGAGAGAAGGGTAGTACTGTTGTTTCAGAGTTGTCTTATTCTTATAACGACATAAAGAAAGAACATTATTGGATAGATTGGTTTTGATACCATTCAAATGAGAAATGAAACTATGAATTCCAAAGGAGAACATTATTTTCTCTCTATATTCTTCTTCTTGAGTTAGTCGATAAAAGAGAGACATATAGGTTCCTACATCGAAGAGTTTTGACAGTTTAAATGAAGGGGAATACACCAGAGAAACTTGTTGATATAACTCTTCAAGATCCTTCTTTTTCTCTCTTAAATAGGTCATATATCCGGATAAAGTCTTTTTTCCTTCACAATGATGAAGAAGTGATTTCATATAAGAAAGTGTTTGTAAGAGATGTTCTTTGGTAGAATATAAAAAGTTCTGAATAGTATGAATGGAAGAATAGAATTTTATACACGAGAGAATATTTTGATACAAAGAGAGAAAATAGAACCCAATAGTGAATAAAATATAGAATTTCTTATTACTGCTAATATCACTTGAGAATAAATCAAACATTTTCCCCACAGCGTGATGTTTGAATTGTTGAACTAATGTATTCTTGTAATTCTCAAAGGTGATCGGCAATTTCATTATAAACCGTATAATAAAGAATGGAAAAATCAGGAAAAGGAACGGCATCATAATACTAATCATTGGCGAACTGAGATTGTATAAAGTCATTGTTTGGAGAAATTTCGGCGAGGAATTCAGCATTTTAAGATGGTTCCACGTAATGTATTGGTGTTTTTCCAATAATCCATTATCCGAAATATTTTCCTTCCACCGGTCAAAATAATCCGTCTTTACATCCGGTTGTATCTCGTATTCCTTAATAAGTTTTTGAATATCTTTCAAATAATGGATATTGGTTGTATATTTGGAATACATTTTATGAAAGAGTAATTCGTGAATAGAATGTGGTTCTTCCGTAGGTTCATAATTTACTTGTGTAAAGTAATGATACGGCGATGTTTTCTTATCGTTTATTTCAAGGTCTTCTACAACATCTTTCTCTAGGGGATAGACATCGGATACGTAGTCAATCGGTAGATAAAACTCATTTATGAAATATTCGTCCATATATGAGATTAATATTTAAGTTTGGTAATTTAACCTTATTTACTTGTATCTAATTTTTTCCTTATAATTCTCCGGCAATTCTTGGATCTCAGTCTGATACCAATTCTCAATTTCCTTAATATACGTATTATCCTTCTTGGCAACAAAATTAATGGCAAGTCCCTTTCTCCCCCATCGACCACTTCGACCAATACGATGGAGATAGGTATGCTTATTCTTCGGAATATCGAAATTAATGACGACACTTACTTGTTGAACGTCGATACCACGAGCAGTTACATCTGATGAGATCAGAACACGATACTTTCCACTCTTAAACTCCTTAAAGGTATTCATTCGTTCCTCATGATCCATTGAACCATGAATACATACCACTGGGAAATTATCTTGTGTCATAGCCTTAGTTAAATATTCAACACGCTTCACTGAATTACAGTAGATAATTGTTTGAGTGAGAGAAATGGTCTCGAAAATATCTTTCAATGTCATATATTTCTGTTGGTCGTCTTGAATATTCACATAATACTGTTCAATTCCTTCCAAAGTTAGCATATCAGATTTCACTAAAATTTGAACGGGATCTCTCATAAAGTTCTTTGTAAGTTCCTTCACTTCATCAGGCATGGTCGCACTGAAAAGACCTACTTGAACGTCATTTGGCATATACTGGAAAATGTTATAAATTTGTTCCTTAAATCCAAAAGATAACATTTCATCCGCCTCATCCATTACAAGAATCTTCACATTCTTTGAGGAAATATAATCGCGTCGAAGCATATCGAAAATACGACCAGGGGTTCCTACAATTACTTGAGGACACTTATTCTTCAATTGTCGTCGCTCTTCTTCAATAGAAGAACCACCGATCATAAGATGAATATGAACGTCCATATAATTACTTAAATCATTAAATACATTAAAATTTTGGAGTGCTAGTTCTCTCGTTGGAGAAAGAACAATACATTGTGTAGTTTGCTCGTTTTCGTCAATCCTCTGGAGAGAACCGATGGTAAACGCACCCGTTTTCCCTGTTCCAGATTGTGCTTGAGCGATAATATCCTTTCCCATATACATCGGAATAATTGACTTTTGTTGAATAGGACTAGGGGTTTCAAATCCATGGGAGAGAATACCTCTTAATACATCAAGCTTTAATTCGAGATGTTCGTCATCCCACGTTTCAAAATGCGTATTCATATCGTTATTACTCGACATTACATATATATATTATAGTTGCTTTATATTATTTATAATATATTATAGTGACATGGTAATGTATATCAAGACAATAATAATTTAAAGATATAGAAACATATATACATAACATATATGGACGACTCTTCTTTCGTATATAGTTTATCTTTCTTTGATGAGATCAAAAATAATGGATTTACCTACCAACTTCCAGAGAAAACCCTTCGAATTATCAATAAAATTTCAAAACAAGTAGGATCACCTACCTATATAAAAACACCTATTTTTAGAAAAAAACATCGAGAACAGATAATTAAAACAGAGGATTGGAAACAATTACGTAATTTTGAAAGTACTAAATTAGAGAAGTATAAGGAAGAAATTGATAAACATATAAATGATATAAGGAACAACTTAAACAAGATTACGGATGTCACATATGATGTAATTAAAGAGGAACTATTAGATAAGATTGATGACATGCTCGAGAAGATGTCAAAGGAACATTATATGAAATTATTAGATTGCTTCATTCAAACAGGTGTTTCTAATAAATTTTATTCCACTTTATATTCAAGATTGTTGAGAGAGGTGTTGGAAAAGTACCCCACTATGAAAGGTTATATTTCTTGTGTGTTGAAAAAAATTCAAGATGATTTTAAGACAAATCTTTCTAAGAATGACAAAATGGATTATGACACCTTTTGTGATATGAATTTACATATGGATAAGGAAATAAATTATTATGTATTTATTACCACGATGTATAAAGAAGGTTTATATTCACAAGAGACATTGAGTGAGAATCTGAATTATATTCTTACTTATATTGAAGATTGTGTGGATAATGGAGGTGGAGAGAAAGAAATCCTTAATCATTCCATTACCATTTTATCGAATGTGATACCTTTATTAGAAAAGAATGAGATTACGGAGGAATTAAAGATGAAAGAACGCTTGAATGGATTACTTCGGTCGGGAAGAGATACGAAAAAGATGATTACACGGAAAACCTTAATTAAAATAATGGATTTAATTGATAAAATATAATTGTTTTTTATTATTATATCATTATATATGACCCATAAAGTAATTTCCGTATTGAATAATTCAATAACTTATAAAATGAAAGAAAAAGAGGAGATATTATTCAAGGAGGACGACCAATTAGAAACAAATCCTTTTTCTATTACTTTACGAGGAGTTCCTGTGTTACTTGTAGTAGGTAATGAACGAAATAAATATATTTCAAAGAGGGTTTTACACGTTCCCATTTATTTAGTATCAGATGGGGGTGTTGTTGCTCGTATTGGTGTCTTCGAATATTTAGAAAGCGAAGCGGAGGATGTAAGAGATGAAGATGGGGATATTGATCTCGATAAAGTAGGTAATCCACTTTTGTTTCCATTTGTAACGAGAGAATACCTTATGAAATACAAGTATGAAGATAGTGATACAGAGGAGGATAGTTCAGAAGAGGATGATAGTTCAGAAGACGATAGTTCAGAAGAAGACAGTGAAGATGAGGAAGAAAGTTCGGAAAAAACAAAAAGTAAAACCAAGGAAGACGCATCTGAGGAAACCGACAGCGAAGATGAGGAGGAAGAGAGTTCGGAAAAGAAGAAACCAAAAAAGGTCATCACTGTAAAAACCGATGATACAGACACTGAAACAGAAGAAGAGAGTTCAGAGGAAGAGACAGAAAGTAGTGATAGTGAAACAGAGGAGGATAGTTCGGAAGAGACAACGTCAACATCAAAAAGTAAGACAAAAGAAGAAGATACTTCTGAGGAAACTGATAGTGAAGAGGAATCAGAGGATAGTTCGGATGAGGAGGAAAGTTCGGAAGAACATATAGAGAGAAAGGAACTCAATGATGATGAAATTAAATATAAGTTGAAGCGTGAATTCGATGAACGAAATAAACGACGAATACAATTTTCGGAGGGTGATAATTGGATTCAATCTCATTTTCAAGATGGGAAATATGATATTATTGAGAATGTAGGTGCGGGGGATTGTTTATTCGACGCTATTCGACAATCGTATGAGAGTATTGGAGAGAAAATGACTATTCAAGAATTGCGAACTATTCTCTCTAAAGAAGTGAATGAAGCAACCTTTGATACTTATCGTAACGTTTATGTCGCTGCTCTTGCTGATAAAAAAGAAAAGACCAAGGATTTAAAAGATATTGAAAAGAAGTATAAGAAACTTAAAAAAGAATTTAAATCAACTGATAAAACAACAGACGTAAAAGTATTAATGAATGAAATGAAGAAAAAGGCAGAAGAACATAAGGAACTGAAACGACTACTTAAATTAAGTAATGAATTCTATAATGAAATGAAGTTTATGGAAAAGATTGATAATATCGATGAATTTCGTGATGTATTGAAAACTTGTCGTTTCTGGGCGGATGCGTGGGCGATTTCCACTCTCGAACGTGTTCTTCATATTAAATTAATTATTCTCTCGAAAGAAGCATATGATAAGCAAAATTATCCAAATATTATTCAGTGTGGTATGTTAAACGATGATGTGCTTAAAGACAAAGGTTCCTTTATTCCAAAACATTATATCATCCTTGAATGGATAGGGTATCATTACCGTCTTGTGAAATACGATGGAAAAGGTATTTTCCAATATGAAGAGATCCCCTTCGACATCAAAGAACTGATTTTCAATAAATGTATGACCTCGAAAGAAGATGTTGGTGCGTATATTATTATTCCTGACTTCAAGAGAGAAAGTGACATCTACCATCGAACACCTTTTGAAACAATGAGTGATGAACCTCCAAAGAGAGAAGAACGTCACTCCTTTAAACTTCGTAAAAAAGATGAAGAAATTGGTGAATTAGAGGAAAAAGTTTCTTTACTCAATCGTAAAGTAGAATCCTATCGAGTGAAAATAACATCCATTAATAAGGAAGTAGATAAGATGAAAGAAATAATCACAACCTTGAAAGGAAAGGTCACACCATCATCTGAATAAGTATTTATTGGAATAGATGATAAAATTGAACCGTTGTTCCTTGAGACTGTTATAAGTATCAACGAACTACCCATGGGAATACCATTATTGAATAAACTCATTAAGGAGAACCACTTGGATAAACCCCATTTCAAGGCACTCGAGGAAGGATATTTGAAAGACCTAGAAGATAAGACGGTGGTAATCGATACACTCATCTACTTGTACCGTTTTAAAGGCGAAGACCTCCTCTATGAACGTGTATATGAAATGTGTAGTATCTTTCACTATTATCGAATCAATGCGGTCTTTATCTTTGATGGGAAAATAAAATATATGAACCAAGAAAAAAAGAAAGAACGATATAAAATGAAAGGAGACGCAAAAGATGCGTATAATACACTCTATCATAAAATGACTGATTTGAATACAACTAAGGAAGATTATAAGACTGCTACCTATTATCGAGAGAAAATGAAGACACACGTTTCTACGAAAACCACATTATCCATCGATGAATGTAAACGTGTTCGTATGTTGATCCGTCTCTTTGGATATAAATGTATTCGTTCGGATACGGAAGCAGATGTATTATGTTGTTATTATGTCAATCAAGGAAAAGCGTATGGCTGTTTTACGGAAGATATGGATTTACTTGTCTATGGATGTAAGCGAATTTTCAAATATTTCAGTCTCTTGAAACATAATTATATCTCGTATGAATATGACCGAATTTTGAATATGCTTGGTCTTTCTCCACGTGAATTTAGAGAGATGTGTGTGTTATCTAGTAGTGAATATAAACGAACAAAATATAATGTGTATTTTGTATTCAAGACAATTAAAAAATACGGATTACAAGATACAATTCTTGAACGATTTAAAATCCACGAATTAGGAAAAGGGAATATAGACCAAGAATATATTCAATCCGAGTACGATGAATTAGAAAGGATTAATCGTCATTATCAAATTGAAAATCATCCCTATTTAAAATATTTTGACGAGTTCTCTCTTGATCCAGACATGAAGCAAGAGGAAGAAATCCAGAAGATGATGTATGAATTTAACTTTATATTCGTATAAAAGAATAAGATAGAATAGGAAACCTATATATATGAAAACCTATTTTATTGAATATAATTTTTCTACCGTTTACAAGATCGAAGTTGAAGAAAATAAAGGGAGAATATATTCTAAGGAAGGAAGTGAATTCACTTTTCTCTCTTCTTTTTCTTTCAAGCGAATAATCTTACCTCAACACATTGATAAGTATGAACCCGCCATAGAAGAAGAATTAGAAAACCATTGTTATGGAATTGTATTCGAACTCACAAAAGATAAATATATGTATATCTATAATGATATATATGAATTCACACCTTTGAAACCCATTCAAGAATTGTATTCTCCTATACGAAAGAATGATGTTGCCTATGTCTATGGAATTGATGAAGAAAACAATCATTATCTATTTCTTGAAAATATCATCCTTCCTTCATCTCATCATACCATGACACAAAATCCTTATGATTATTTCTATACGAATTCAACAATTATTAATGATCGTAAAAATATCCATTATAAAGATATAAAAAAGTTTTTCATTAATGGAATCGAATTTCAAATGACCTATCTTGCCAATCCAGAAGAACATTATAAGTTTCTAATGGAATGTGATGATTTTAGAGAAAACAACGAAGAAAGAACTGTCCTTCATTATGAGACAACTAGTGGTGAATTAGAATTAATGTCAAAATCGACGTATACCAATATTATAAAGAGTTTCGGGAAATTACACCACTACAAACCCATTAAGTTATTGAAAAAAATAAGGTAAATAACTATTTATAAAAATAATTATTTACATAGAATAACATTATTTAAGCAGAGGCAGTAGCCTTCTTGAAGTGGGGGCTCATATAACGCTGAAGATTGAAATAAGTAAGCTCCTCACCCTTAGCAATCTTCAGGAGTTTACGAAGTTCGCTATTAGGAACAATACGGCGACGGTTTTGAGGATCCTGTAGATTATTAGTAAGAATGTACTGGTTAATCTCACGGGTGACCTCAGTTCGTGCCATCTGAGTGTCCTTAGGCTTGTTGAGGAACTTTGCGAGTTCACTGCTAATAGGTGTAGGCTTGACAAATCCGCTTGGCTTGCGATTTACATTCTTGCGACGTTTACCGTCCTTGTGTGCTTGACGAAGCTCGCGTTCAGTGCGTGTCTTCAATGCACGAAGCTGATTCGTAAGAGAACTCACTGTCGAGCGAAGACTGGTGAGATCATTCAGAAGAGCAGCGTAATCATCCATAAGAGAAGGGGCGTCAGCGACAACCTCCGTCTCAGCAGCAGGTTGCTCCACAACCTTCTCGGTTACAACCTCGTTCTTGGTAGTGCTAGTCTTAACTTTCTTTGCCATCTTATTATACACTACTATGGTAGTGTCTTTTTAAGTTCTTTATACCTAAAAATATATTAATGGGAATAAGGTATAAAATATTTTATAAAATCGAATTATATAACCAAGGTAAAGCGTGTGCTGCGTCTTCATTCACCATGGTAAATACAGTTAGGCAATACATAATTCCTAACTTCTTATTATCGTCTGAACTCGAACTGTAACATAGATTTTCCATAATGGAAAGAACAATTTCTTGAATCCGTCGGTGGTTTCGATAATGTAAAGAGTACATAATTTCATCCATAGAGATATTATAAAAGGGTGTTCCGTGAGGAGGACAAATAGAGATTTTCATCTGTCTTGGTAATTGAAGACGATAATTCCATAAATCCACAATTTCTCGAATATAACGATATAGTCCTCTAAGAGAGAGATCTAAAAACCATTTTGAGTTTGTATAATTCCCCATACTATCCATAAAACTGAATAGTTTTTCCACACGAATTTTAAACAATTGTTCTGGAGATAAATAATGTATGTTTTCTTCCATTTCAATTTCAAGAGGGATTTGTAGAAGTTTAGCAAGACGAATATAATTTTGAACTGCAGAAATATTATCATCAGTTAGCTTCTCTCTTGTATATGGATTATATTTGTCACCATTTTTGATCAATGTATAGAGAGAAGAAATATTGAACCCGTATAGAATTCCATTTTCATCTTGAATACTAATAAAATTTATCTTAGGGATTTCATCTAGCTCATCCAGTAAGAAAAAATCAGTTGTATTCACACATTTTTTCATATTTTTATATCCTTCTCCTTTGGATTGAATAAAACGTTTTACAAGATGCCTTCGCCAGTTTTTTTGAATACATACAACAGATTGATAATGTTTTAAATAATAGAGTATGCGATCTATTAAATCATTCTTATTTCCAGTTTGTTTCAAGGTATAGTGCTTACATATATGTTTTAGTTGTTTCAAGGTATAATTATAATCATCAAAATAAAATAAAGTGTCAAAGGTGGGAATAGAGAACTCATTCTCTGAAATTCTTTTTTTCTTATTCAAATACTTATTTGTGATTTCTCTCTTCATCGTATAGATTACTATATATAAAGAGGTTTATTATTTTAAATATATTTATATATGTATTCATTTGTCAATGACGATAGTCATAAAAAGGGAGACTTTATTAACAATTTCACATAAAATTGATTTAAAGATTTAACTATAGTATATACCATCTTAACAATTACAAGTATGTCCGCACAAGAGCTCCTTTCGCATTATGATGATCTGAATGTATCTGATGTTACCTATGGAACCCCTAAGACAAGTGCTCGGGGTGGAAAAAATATTCCTCTTATGTATAATGGTAACCGTCTATTGATTGATACACCTCTTATCCTAAGTTGGGGTATTAATAAAATGGTAGATGATGATACTGGTCGCGTTAGTTATAATATGTCTCTTCAATGTAATAACAATTCATCTGTATCTAAATTCTTTGGGAAACTGAAGGAATTGGAAGAATATGTATTGGAAAGTTGTGTAAAGAATAGCAAGGACTGGTTTAACAAGTCGAAGATGACAAAGGAGGTCGCAGAGGCACTCTTTACACCCTTTGTCCGATACCCCAAAGATAAAGAGACAAAGGAACCAGATTACTCGAGGGATCCAACCCTTCGCGTGAAGATCCCTTATTGGGAGGGTCGCTTTAATATTGAACTCTATGATATGGATGGAACTCTTATCCTTGATAACAAGTTCTCAGAAACAGATACAGATTTGATTGAGAATTATATCCCTAAGGCATCTCACGTAGTATGTGCTCTTCAATGTAATGGTATTTGGTATGCAGCGGGTAAGTTTGGTGTCTCGTGGCAATTGAAGCAAGCAATGGTGAAGAAACCCGTGAAGTTTGAGGGAAAGTGTTTCCTCCGCGTAAATAAGACTGAGTTGAATGATGTTAATACAATGGAGACAGAGAAACAAGAAGAGAAAGCAGCTCAAGATGTAAATGTTCCAGATAGTGATAGTGACAGCGATAGTGATGAAGAGGAAACTACTCAACCTTCTTCAGCGGCAACAGAGGCAGCAAAACCAAAGCGACGTGTTATTCGCAAGAAGTAAATAATTAACTCGATATTAATCTTAAATAAAAATACAATAATTTTTTTATTTAAGAGTTAGATAAATATACACATTGGATTTCTTGGATACATTGAAAATATCCATGGTATTAATAGTTGGAATTCCTTGTTCGATCAAAGTATAAATTTGAAACTTTCGTATATATAATTTTTCTACGGGAATACTAAAATGCTTTTTTCCAACGGGAATTTGAATCGTATCCTTGGAAAACACGCTTTCCATCGTTTCCGTCCAATGAATATGAAGATCATTCGAACTATCAACACTAATATATTCGTGTTCTGGTTTAATAATAGAACAAATAAATTCATCAAATTCCAATTCCTCGTGCCATAAAGGAATATAATACTTTTCTTCTTTATATGTGTGAACGTAGATATGATTTTCTATTAAATCTTCTATACTTGGTTTAATCACTATTTTTTCCTTTGTTTTTTTCTTCAACTTTGTCTGAATATTGTCAAGAATATTTTGATGGATATGAAATATGTCATTATGTTTCACAATAATACTATTCAAAATCTCAAGTGTAGAATAACTCATCTGATCTAATAAGGTATCAATCACCTTCTTTTTCTGAATAAGATTCATTAATACTTGAGAGATATCTTCGATTGTAAGACACTCAGCATTATCCACGTTCATATGCTCGGTCAATATACGAACAAAAGAGGATATCATAGAAGTATAATTATCATCAAGTTTTTCAGGTTGGTAGGTTGTAAGAAGAGAGTATGCTTGTTGAATTTGTTTAAACTTCTCTTCTCCATCTTTGTTTTTATCAGGATGATACATTAAACATTTCTTATAATAATTCTTTTTAAGAATTTCTTGTGTATAATTTCGAGGAAGTTCAAGGAGAGAAATCGCCTCCTCATAATCCATTCACTATAGTAGATAGAAAGAGTATTATTCTCTCAATATGAAAAATGGGTCGATAGTTGTTGTTGTAATACTTAAAAAATCGATATAGTTCTATATTCAAATCATAATACTTTGAAAATGGTATTTTCTCTCCCAACATAGAGATAATCTCCCATAAGATTTCATTCACATCTAAGTGATAAATGAGAATATCATACATTGTTTCTCTCATCTCATTCAATAGGTAAGGATCTCTCTTTTCAATATAAGAAACTAACGTTTCTGTAACATTCTTTGCAATCGATGATGAATAGAGTATATCACTTTTGAAATCTTTGATATTTGTATTATACATAATATGTTTGGTTTTGATTTTATGATCTAAAATCCTATTGTATGTAATGACAGACGGTTTCATTAGTTTTATAATATTAAAACATTCCAAGAAAGATAAGGGTAAAAAAGATATACAGTTTGTAAGTAGAATATACTTAATATGAATACGAGAATTCAGTTTATTCATATACCCGTGAAAAATATCTAATAACTCTAAATTTATTTTCTGGAAATTCTTACACAGAATAAATCCTTCCTTGTTTTTTGTGGTAGAAATAATATCTACTACTTGAGAGAGAAAATCATTCCATATATTCTTGCTGTTACATCCTAACAGATCCATATCAATCTCATAATGTATATCACTTATCTTAAACACAAAATTATTCTTTTTTTGAACTACAATACTTATTTTTTTCTCGTATTTCAATTCTGTTGAACTATATTTCTTTATATACTGGAGTGCTTGAGAATATTTGCCACAACCATCCGCACCATACAGAATGGTGTGATTTAAATCTTTAACACGTTCTGGTAAATCCTTATAATAAGGTTCATACACCTTGTGGATATTTCTCTCTTTTACTCTTGCCAAATATCCCTCAAAGGTTGCTTCGTGGTATTTCATTAGATAAGTATATATGTTTTCGTTTATATATTTAATAAATTATAAATATAATATGTAAAAATGGAAAATAAGATAGAAGACTTTATCAAAGAATGGGAAGAGAGAAAAGAGAAAATCCAAGATGTCTCTCAAACAATGAGAGAAAGTCATCCCGTTCTTTATGATGCGTGGGTCGAACATCTTAGTTATAAAATGGAAGAGTTCAAGAGAGAACTTGAACGATATGAAAGAATTACTCAAGAAGAATTACAAGGTATTCTTGACCCTACGAGAGAAAATATAGAATTTCTAAAAGCATATATCGAAACCTATAAATAAATATATTAAATACTAATACAAATAATAGAATAATGAATATTATTCTTCATCCCGATAGTAATCATGAAAATGGATTCCATATTGAAAATGTAATGTTCGGTGAAAGGGTTTCAAACAACATTATAGAAAACAGTTACTTCTATAATATTCTTTATTCTAATGAAGAAATTACTTTATCGAATATTCATATTCTTTTTCCTTTAAAGTTTTTGAATTATAATAATTATTTTAATAAGTATAAATTATTCTTTTCTTGTCCCATTAATTTCAAAATTATTAATTATATTAAAGAAATTGAGGATTCTATTTTAAAAAAGTTTGGAAGATTTCAAACTACAAAAACACCACAGCATAAGTTATATAATCAACTTCTCTCTAAACAAATAAAAGTAAATTCCACGAGTGTGATCGATAATGAGACGCATCATATTAATCTCTTGATTAAGATTTCTGGATTATGGGAAGACCAAGAACACTATGGAATTATTTATTCCTTCTTGTATTATCCATCCGTGACATAAAAGGATATTTCTCTCCATATCAATCCTGATAAGAAGATGTTAAATACAGTGATACAAGCGTTACCCATAAATAGATTATGAATACCAGTTCCACTTGTGAAAGATTTATAATAGATGTATAAATGAGTAAGATAAAAGAGAATGAATATCGTAATAAGAGTGTTGTATCGCTCAAGTTTAATCTTATCATTTTCAATCACATCAATATATTTGATATTGGTGAATAAAACAATAATGATGGGAATAATATTCGTGACAGCATAGTAAAGAAGATAGATATATTCATTCACATTATTGTAGAGTGAAAATCCTACACCGGAAGATAGAAGGATTAACAAGAGAGAAAAAGAATACACCATTACAGAAAATCCTTTGAATAAACTAACTGGAATAAACAAATTCAAGATTTGGATCACACCTACTGTAATAATAAAGGTTAAAATAATATTATATATGTTTTTCTTTTCTATCATATATAATTTATGAATATACTTTTTTAATGGTTCAAGCACCAAAGAATAATTTTCTCCTTTTCGAACTCATCCAAATCCAGTGTTTGTAAATCAATATTATTCTCTAAATAAGGACATTTTCTTGCAGAAATAAATTTCGCCTTCTTCATCTTTTTTGTTTTATAATAAATATAAACACCATATTTTCCATTGCGTAAACTAATATCATCCGTCAATCGAAAACTTGTATCATCTTCTCTAGTTAAGATACGAAGAAAATCTGATTTAGATACATCGTGTAATTCTTTATTTCCTAATTTTTTTAAACTATAATTTCCACCATTCCAAGAACAATATAATCCATATTTACCTTTTCGAATCACAATCTCCTTTCCTTCGTGTTCTCCAATTACATTCTCTCGTGTATCTTCTGCTTCTATAATATCTTCTACACAATACTTCTTTTCTTTTACCTTTTCCATATCAACGTCCTTTTTCACCTTTAAATAAGAGACTTTTCCATCGACTTTTTTTACAATGACGGGACCGTATTTCATCACCTTGTAAGTATAAGAAATTCCCGTATTCTCTCGATCTTGAAGTGAAAATTCCACCGGTGTTTCCTCTACCTTTTCCGTATGATAGATAATATCTTCATATCCTTTTTGACATACTTCCACATACGAGGATTTTCCATTACGAATGTTATCCAGTCGTTCCTCCATCGACGCAGTATATTCATAATTGAAAATATCATCGTAATATTTCAACAAGTATTCCATCACCATAATTCCAATCGGTTGAATAACTAATTTATTTCTCTCAACACCTACCTTTTTCTTTTTCGGGATTTCTTCGATTTCATTCCCTACAAGAACGTAATCAATACACTCGATTTCTTCTCCTTCCACATCCTCTAAGGATACATAATTTCTCTCTTGTACTTTACTCACAAGACTGGAATATGTTGATGGACGGCCAATTCCATTTTTCTCTAAAAGAGAGACTAACGTGGATTCCGTATAATGTTGTCCTCGATCACGGAGTGAATAATCGCATTTTATTTTTGTATAAGATACATCTTTATCGTGTTCAAGAATATACTCATATAATTCATCCTTTTCATAAATATTCTTCTTCTGATAGACTTCTTCTACAATACACCATCCTACAAATCGAATTTGTTCGAATGTATGTTTATATTGATGTTTTTCAAATGGGGATGTAATCGTTCCTACCACCGTATCATAGACACACGACGACATACAACTTTCCACTGTATTACACCAAATCAGATGATACATCTTNATTTCTTTCACCCCAATTTTCGTATGGGNTTCATCTTTCAAAGACACTTTCAAAATATTCGTAGGACGAATGGCCTCGTGAGCTTCTTGTGCGTGGTCTTTCTTCTTTTTCTTCTCTTTGGAAATAGTATCTGAATTAGTTACTTTCTCAATATCCTCTCGTACATAGGTTCCACCCCATTTGGTTCCAATAAACGAAGATACTTTATCAACAAACTCTTTACTATACTTCTTACAATCGGTTCTCATATATGTAATATATCCTGCCTCATACAAATTCTGACATATTTTCATTGTATCTTTCGGAGAATAGTGAAGAAGTGAATGTGCACGTTGTTGAATAAGACTAGTAGTAAATGGAACTGGTGGTTCTCGTCGTTTCTCTTTGATTTTCGACAGCGATAAATGATGATCGTGATTGACAGTTTCTTCCAAGAATGTATCGACCTGTTCTCTCTCTTCAATCACCGCATTTAAATGAAATGGGATCTCCTTATCAGTAAAGAACCCTGTTACCTCATAACTATATTTTCCCTGTTTCGATTTTAATGCAAGATGATTCTCATAAATTAAACGAAGTGCGACACTCTGACAACGACCCGCAGAAAGTCGATACTGATTTAAGTATTTCCATAACATCGGGGAAATGGTAAATCCAATCAGAATATCCAATGTTTGTCGTGCCTGTTGTGATTCCACCGATTTCATATTCAAGTGTGTAGGGTGTCGAATTGCCTTCGTAAGTGCATCTTTCGTAATTTCGTGAAATAAAATACGCTTTGTCTTATCCACAGGTAAATGTAATACTTGACATAGATGCCACGCAATCGCGTCCCCTTCGCGATCATCATCCGTTGCTAAATATACATCCTTACTCTTACCTACTAATTCTTTCATCACTCGTATATTTTTCATCTTCACAGGAATATTTTTAAACGAAGGTTTGAAATTATTGTGAATATCAATACATTCAAGACCTTTCTTTGTATCTAATTCTCGAATATGACCGTAAGACGCAATACACTTATACTCTTTCCCTAAATATTCTTCAATCTTTTTACATTTTGCTGGAGACTCAACAATCACTAAAGAAAACATCGAAAATTATTATAATAAAATAATTATAATAATATTTATATCAATTTTATTTATTTACAACCACGACAACCTCTCCAACGATTAATCAGTAAAGCACCTGGTGCTGAAGTAGCAGCAGTCTTTGTTCCTCGTGTTGCTCGTGTGTAACCTGGGCGTGCGGCACGTGAAAAACGAATAGCGGATAAACTCTTTCCCATTATATATATACTATATTATTTTATTTTTCTAAATGAACCATTTTATACTCCTTCCACGAGATTTTCTTAATCGGTTTGGAGGGTTTCTTTTCACGAGAAGAGGTGTCTTTCTTTCGTTGAAGTGCGGTATCAATATAAAGTTGTTTTAATAACATTCCCACCTTATATGAACCCTCATGTTGATCGATCTTTCCTTCCTCGATTTGAGAGAGAATAGCAATAAATTGGAATAAAATCTTCTCGTTTAACTCATCGTTCAAAAGTCGATTGAAAATATTCGTGTAATGATTATATAAGAAGGAACAACGATTTTCACTCATTGTTCTAAATTGAGAAGGGTTTGTCACACGCAATCGTGAATATTCCTTTTTTAACGCAATCATATGAGTCACATCTTCTTGTATTTTCTTGCTATGCCTGAGTTGCCGAATTTGTTCCGTGGTTTCGTTACTATTATATTGTTGTAACATTTTTGTAAGGTTTAAGCGATCATTTTCTGTTAAGTTATTCATTTAAATATAGGAAGGTAATTATTTATATTTTTAAACTAATATTCTACATAATATATATATGAACGAGGTAGTACGTAAGTTTAATAACTATATAAAGGAAGGATACGAAGATTCCAAGAAAAAATCATTTAACGATGAAAAATGGAAACAAACCCATTACGCACATTCAAGATTTACTATTTGTAGTGATTGGTCATTAAAATGGAAAACATTAGAACGAACAGAACCTAAAAAGATAAAAGACATTGAACTTCATCTTGATACAATCCTAAAATTATATGAATATGATATCATAAAATCGATCTTCGATATTCTTGACATCATGAAACGTTCTAAACCTTCTCTCTTCAAAATTTATCTTATTGCCTACCATCTTGGAAATCTTAAATACACTACGAAGAATAGAAAAATGAAAAAAGGGAAGGAAACCAATATGGATAAATGGTTGACTCTCAATCAATCACGTATCTACACCCTTGAAAGTTATATTAATTTATATGAATGTCGATTTGAACGATACTATTTACGAGGAGGTGCTACAGGAGTGGGTATTCCTGCCGCTCAAGTAGAAGGATACAAATATGGAGCTTCTAGTCCATCGGAAGAAGCAATCCTCGCACTCGAGCACGAAAGCAACGAACAAATGAATATGTTGAATGGGAATGACAATGGGAATGAAGAACATGAGTTCCATCTGATGAAAGGTGGATCCCATACAGTCCCTCAATTCCAAGTAGGAAATGTGGAGGGTGCTGGTGGAACCATGGATACAACAGTGAATAATGCGAAACTTCTCTTACAAGCACAGGAAAATAGTCGTTTTGATGAATTTGATCCGAATGTAACTCAAAAGGGAGGAAGACGTCGAAGAAGAACACGTCGGAGAAAAGGGAAAAAACGTCCTCGCAAGACACGACGAAGACGTTCTCGACGAAGTATTTAGAGAGAAGAATTCTCTTTTTGTAAATGTTTCAAGCATGTAAAATAAAATATTAAATTATATTAGTAATGAAGTTTAGTGACATCTTTCTATCCCTATTTATTATTTTTTTATTTGTGTTATTATCCTTTATTAACACTTTTACTATTGGAATGAATAACATTAAGAAAAATTGGCCTAAATATAGATGTAATCCCTCTGTCATTCCTTTTGCTGGGTACTTCGGACACGATGCCATATCCAACTTTTCCTATTGTATTCAAAACATGCAATCATCCTACATAGGTGAATTACTTAAACCAACAAATTATATTGTTACTCTTATCCAAACCTCTATTTCAAGTTTAATTAATGATATTCAATGGATACGAAAGAAGATTGATAATATCACTTCGAATTTCACAAATATTATTGGTAATGTTCTTGGTATTTTCATTAATATTATGATTGAATTCCAAAAAATGATTATTAAATTAAAAGATACAATGGATAAATTAATAGGAACAATTACAGTTACAGTCTATATGATGGAAACTGGAATGCATACAGGATCAAGTATTATGGCGGGTCCCATTGGTCGAACATTGCGGTTTGTATGTTTCCACCCTGATACAAAACTCCGATTGTATGATGGAACCTATAAACGTATGTGTGAACTGAATACAAAAGATAGATTAATCAACGGGGCAACCGTGGAGGCAACAATGAAAATACGTGGAAATGTGGGTGATTTAGATAATCGATACTATAAATTATATTGTAATGTATACAAAGAATATATCTATGTTACTGGTTCGCATTATATGAAAGTACCTCAATTGAATAAATATATTCAAGTGAAAGACTATCCTTATGCTGTAAAAGAACACAATGTCGAAACCAAGGAAATGTCTTGTTTAGTAGTATCTAATCATCACATCCCCATTGGAGAATACACCTTCTGGGATTGGGAAGATAATGAAATACCTGAGAATGATAAATTAAAACCGCAATAATTATATCTAATAATTACATATGGATACTCCTATACCTTTAAAAGATACCTTATCAAAGATATATAATGCGAAAGGATATTTTGATTTATATGGAGGTTCTTTCGTGTTGACATTTGTGATATTATTCATCTTCTTTATTATTTTCTCTTATTTCTATGTGATGAATCAATTAAAACCTATCAAGAATGATTGGATTCGACAGCGTTGTAGTCCGATGGTGATACCCTTTGCTGGATTGATTAATAAACCCACGGACAAAACCAACGCTCAATTCACAAAAGAAAATTTTAATTATTGTGTGAATAACATATTCGAAAAAATCTCCTCAAATTTCTTCCGTCCTATTGTCTTCTTAATGGGTCTGATTTATCAATCTATCCAACTCGTGTCTAGAAGTATTCAAGGTATCCGTATGAAAATAAGCGATATTACTGATAATCTTGTCAATATAAATCAACGTATTATTGGACGAGTATTCAGTTTCATAATTCCTCTTCAGTATATGTTTATTAAACTTCGTGACTTGCTCCAGAAAACCAACGGTATTATAGTCGCCAAGATTTTTTCTCTCTTGACAGGGTATTATAGTATCTACCTCTTTATTCGAATTTTCTTCCAGATGATGATTGCCGGTTTAGTCGCGTTAGCAGCAATTATTGCTAAATTACTTGCGTCTTTATTCCTCGCACCCGTTGCTGCACCTCTACTTGCGATTTTCTTGACTGTCACTGGATTGATGGTTCCAATCTTGGTTGGTTTAGGCAGACTAGTAGGAAAAACACGTCGAAGTCTCCCTCGAAGACCGAAATGTTTTGATGAAGATACTATCCTCGTGATGAATGACGGAAGAGAGAAAAAGATAAAAGATGTTCGAATTGGAGATGTATTAATAGATGGTTCTGTGGTTCATTCCTTCTTCAAAGTGTTACGAAGTCATACAATGGATGGTGAAAGAGAAGTGACAGATATGTATCATTACAAGGATATACTTGTTTCTGGTAATCATAGTATCTATATAGATGGAAAATGGAATCATGTGAAGGATCTCAAAGATGCGATTTTAGTTCCGAATTATGACAAGAAATATCTCTATTGCCTGAATACTACCTCAAAACGAATATGGATTAAAGGATATGAATTTGCGGATTGGGATGATTTAGAGGATAAAGAGATAGAACGATTGGAGAGAAAACTAAATAGGATGAGAGAAAATGAAGATATTAAACATATCATTCTTCGAAAATATAGTATTATGAACCATTTAGAAGGCGGATTTGTTCCAGAGACTCCTATTGAATTATATGATGGGTCCATTAGTTCTCTCAAAAATATCTCTATTGGAGATCGATTAAAGGGGGATATTCGAGTTATTGGTATTGTAGAAGTGATGAATAATTTATTATACAAGATGACACTTCCAAATGGACGCGTTGTATATGGAAAATCTCATAATATATTTTTCCTTAATAAAGAGAGAACAACTTCTACACTCCAATGGAAGAGAGAAATATGGGACAAGAAAATGAAACTTTATCATTTATTAACGGATCGAGGATATTTCTATTTAGAAGATTATCGATTTACAGACTATGATGGAAATATTGAAACATTATTGTGAATTCAAATATTATTTTATTCCTTTATATATATAATGTTAGTCAATATATTTGGATTCAAGTTACGCGTAGAACTTATCATCATTGGTATTGTTATTTTGTGGATGGCAAATCTTCATTTAATGACTTCGTGTAGTAAAGTTGGATTAAAGGAAGGACTTACGATGTTGGGTTCATCTGTCGATTATCGCATGGGAGACGGTGTTCTAGGAAGTTGGGACACGGATGAACGATTATATGAAGAATCAGAACGTCAAACTTACCAGCGTAAAGGTTCAAAGGGTACACGTTTTGTAGGTCCCGATGAAAGTCTTTCTTTCCTTGGAGATACCCAATTTAGCCCCGAATGTTGTGGTTCTAAATTCAGTTCCAAAGGTGGTCTCCTTATTTCCGGTGGATTTACAGGCGGTGGTTGTGCTTGTATGAATCCCGAACAACTGAATTATATTAACACTCGAGGTGGAAACCGAACTTCAGATAGTGAGTTTTAAATAAATATAGATAATATTATCTACATTTATAGTATACTATGCAACATGGTGGAAAATATATTGCGAAGGGGGAATATGGATGTGTGTATAAACCTGCGTTAAAATGTGTAAGCGACGAGAAACGACGTAAAGATACAATTACCAAGGTGATGAAGAGAGAAGAAGCAGAAAAGGAAATGGAGAAGGTGAAACAGATTGATAAGATTGACTCTGAATTTGTATATCATTTACCTACCCCCACACTGTGCGAACCAAAAGGACTTTCGAAAAAACACGATAATCTTATGAAGGATTGTAATTTCATTCATACTCTTATAGAGAATAACCCTTCTTCGTGGAAGGACAAAGTTCGTTTCTTACAGTATAAGGATGGTGGTATTTCGATGAAGAAGTTTATGGATCGTCATCGCGACTGGATCAACGATGTACGTGTGAATACCTTGATGAAAAAGATGAAGGTTCTCTTCTTGGGTATAAAAGATATGTTTGAAAAAGGATTTATTCACGGCGATATTAATTTTAATAATATTGTGATTCAACCCGATACGTATGAAATGAAGTATATCGATTTTGGATTATCCCTAAATGTAGAAGATTTCATTCCGAAACGAAGTTTTCCCTCATTCGGTCATCATGTTCGACCCTTAGATATGGGATTCTTGGAGAGTTATCCTCTTCGAAAAGTGAAAGTCTATTATAAGAATCGATATACGCGTTTTCAAGGTCGTACCTATGATTTATTGTTGAATAAACAATTTGATAAGATAGACGCTGTCTTACGTTCTATATGTGCGAATGATTATAGCAGTATCAATCTTAAAAACAGTATCCTCATTGAAGGATCTAGACAATATACATCTATCAAGGATTTATATGAAGGTCTCGAAAGAGGTGATCCTCATGTTTATTTAGACGGTGTTCATGTAGATGGATTTTATAAAGATTATTATGATTTATATGAGAGAAAATGTGGAAAGGATTTCGGAAAGTTCTCTCATTATTTGATGCGTAGAATAGATGTGTATTCTCTCGGATTGTTCTTGATGTATGTATGGGAATTTCTAAAAGGTCAAAAGTATTCTCTTCGAAAACCGCGAGAATTGAATAATGTTGAAAGTAAATTCTACGATTTAATACGAAAGATGACACAAGCAAATGTGACAAAACGTATAGATCCTCTTGAAGCATATCGTGAATATGTAAATATTCTCAAATTGGTAAAGAAGAATAAAACACGACGAAGAGAGAAAAACTCACGAAGTGATCGTTCTCGAAAGAGAAGAACTCCCTCCTCTGACAGTCCAATTGAATATGGTGTTCATACAAAACATCTCTATAAAGACTGTGATGAAGGACAAGTGTATAATGTGATTACTAAACGATGTATTACGGATAAACACCCAAACGCGAAACTCATCCGAGAAATCGGATTGGATAAAGATATACGAAGTTCTGGTGTGAAAGAGAGATTACGAGATAGTCCTTCGTGTCCTACGGGAGAAGTATTAAATATTGTGTCCGAGAATTGTGTAGATAAGAATGGAGCCTTAGGAAGACGGATTATTAATCTAGGTCTTGCTCCTAAAAAGCAAATGACACGACGGGATCGACAACGACTTCAACACAAGATTTCACGGAAAAATCGTCCTTTATTTAAACCTTGTGCGGAAGGCCATCTTTATAATCCTGTAACGGAAAAATGTATTACAAAAGAAAGCACTATTGGAAAACGGATTCAACGAATTGGATTAGATGGTAAAGTCGATCATGAGAAATTGGATCCTCATATTCGAAAAGGAGAGCAATGTAGCGAGAAAGAGATTTATAATGTGGTTTCTAATCGGTGTGTAGAACGTGACGGACACATTGGAAAACGTATTCAAGCAATCAATCTCTACAAGACTTCTCCTCAATAAAAGGTAAGTATTCTAGGATATAATAAAAATATTCTATCCTATAATATATATGAACCATCTTGGCGGTGCTTATGTCGATGAAGGAAGTTTTGGTTGTGTCTATCGACCTGCCTTACGTTGTGAAGGAAGTAAAACACGAAAGAAGAATAAAGTGTCAAAATTATTATCGAAGAAGGATGCAATGTATGAATATAAAACATCCCGTCTCATTGATAAGATTGATCCATCCTTTATTTATCACTTGAAACCTCCTACCATGTGCAAACCCGCAACTCCAGATACAAAGAATGATAATCAATTGTCTGAGTGTTTTATTGCTGCGTTGTATGGCGCACCTCACGATAAACACTGGAAAGAACGAATGCGTCTTCTTCAATATCCGGATGGTGGGATAAGTTTGGATGGACTAGTAGATAAACTCTATGACAAGAAAATCGAACCCCTGAAAATGATTAGTGAAATGAAAAACTTATTTTATGGATTAGCAGATATGTATAAAAAACGATTTATTCACGGAGACATTAAATTCAATAATATTGTGGTGAACCCGAAAACCTATCGTTATAATTTCATTGATTTCGGAACTTCTTATCTCTTGGATGATTTCGACAAGGAAGAGGATAATAAATATGTTCCAAGTTTTGATTATGAAGTATATCCCTTGGATATTATCTTTACCTACCCCAATACCATTCACGAACTCTATCTTGAGGATGATATAAAACGATTAAATATTAAATACCCAAAAGATAAAACCCTTCTTTCTCTCTTGAAAGAAAGGAAATACGAGGAGATAAAAACCATATTCAAGTATATTATTCTAACTAGTCGAAAACATCATTACAATTATGAATATATTGAAAGAGCACGAAAACAAGACCCAGAAGTCGGGTATAAAACAGGTTCTCCCGATATGTATTTGGATGGATTAAATTTGAAAACGTATGCTAAACTCTATGACAAACTAGGAAAGAGAGAATTCAAAAAACATTTATTACGTCGATTGGATACGTATTCTTTTGGAATGGTCTTACTTGGAGTATGGAAAGTATTTACAGGAAAGAAATTTAATATTCGTGTTAAAGACAAGAACTTATCGATAGTCGAAAGTCATTTGTATGATATTATTAAAGGATTTACAAAACCAACCATAGAAGAACGAATGAAACCTGAGGAAGGATATCAGCGATTTAAACAAATTGTCTATATCATTTACAACAAACTTGGAAAGAAGAAACCTATTCCCCGACACCCTCGAAAACAAACGCATAAAATTCGTAAAGGGGATCTTGAACTCATTCAAGAAGATACACGTCATATACGACGTCAAACGAAAAAAATGATTTATGGGGATAAACGATTTTCAAGAGTTGGAAAGTATGAGGATTGTCCGAAGGGGGAAGTCTATAATATTATCTCTCAACATTGTATTTACGAAGACCACCCCAACGCGAAACGAATTAAGAAAGTCGGATTGTATAAATCCATTAATCGAAAGAAAGTGGGACAACACTTACGAACGGCTAAATCGTGTCCTCGTGGTGAAGTAGCAAATATTATTACAGAGAATTGTGTGGATAAGAATGGGAAACTAGGTCGTCGAATTATCAATTTGAGGTTAGCACCACCGAATCAATTGACACGAAGTGATATTAAACGTCATACACGAACTCATAAAAAGCACCCTATTTTTAGGAAATGTCCGAAGAACCAAATCTATAATCCCATCAGTGAAAAATGTATTCAAGCAGATAGTACCATTGCTAAACGCTTGAAAGAAGTAGGTATTCACGGGAGGATCCAGCGAGATAAAGTGAATAAATATCTTCAGAAGGCACGAATGTGTCCAAGAGGAGAAGTGTATAATATTGCCTCAAATCAGTGTGTAAAAAAAGATGGAACGATTGGAAAACGACTTCAATTACTCAATTTAGTACCTAAATAAAATATAGATAACATATATATGCCACCACAAACACGAAGAAACTACCAAAGACGACGGAGAGTAGAAACGCGACGTCAGAGACAACGGGGTGGCAAGAAAATTGGTGAAGGAAGTTATGGGTGTGTGTATCGTCCCCCTTTATTGTGTGAAGGAGAGGTTGTGCGTCGTGAAAACACTGTATCTAAATTAATGAAAACGCGTCATGCACTAGATGAAATCAAGGAAAACGCTCATATTGACCGTATTGACCCTGAATTTGAATTCCATCTTCCACCACCGGAAATGTGTTCTCCCGCTCCACCAGATAAAGAACACGATAAGAATTTCAAAGGATGTGATATTGTAAAGAAGATAAAGAAGAAGTATCCGGATTGGAAAGAGAGAAATATGTTGACAGTATTACAAATGCCAGATGGAGGAATGTCTCTCTCAAAGATGTCACGTGAAATAAAGAACGCAACGATGAGAGAAAAACACCGATTTATGAAAGGGTTAGGTCGATTATTTAGAGGAGTTCATATTATGAATAAGAATGATTTTCTTCATTACGATATTAAGAGAGATAATGTAGTAGTGAAGAGAGAAGAAGATGGAACCTATCGTTTTAATTTCATTGATTTCGGTTTAGCAATCCATAATGTAAATACAACAACTATTAAAACAAAAGTATTTAATAAAGGATATTTTGTCCGTCCACTTGAATTAACCTTACTTGATAGTGATCCTGTGTATACAATATTACAAAAAACACCTAAATATCACAAGAAAGATATGGAGTCAGTAAGTCCTATTTTATTAAAATCACCCATTGAGATCATGAATATGAATCATAGTTTATCTCCAGTTATTCTGTATGATTATATGAAAGAAATCGTGGATGATTCCTACGCAAGTGAAATTAATGATGTTTATGTGTATGGAAAGGAAAACATTTATTTACCCAATTATGAAACATGGCGTGATACGATTTACCCAAAATATATTCGCGATATTGACCAATTTAAATTAGTATCTAATAATGTCTTGAATAAAGACGCTTACGATGAATATGGTCGAATGCTACTACGTCAATCAGATGTATTCAGTATGGGAATTATGTTGGTCGTCATTTGGAATAAAATATATGGAGTTAAATTTGAACTTCCTAAACCAAGTATAAAGAGAGAAGTCAAGTCAAAATTATATGATTTAATACGTGATTTGACTGAATTCCGGTATGACGCTCGATTAACTCCCAACGAAGCGTATCGAAGATATAATGAAATTATTATTTTATTGAAGTAATATATATGATTGGTGGAAAGAAAATCGGAGAAGGAAGTTATGGGTGTGTTTATCGCCCACCACTACGATGTAAAGGTCAAACTGGACGACGTCCTGATAATATGGTTTCAAAACTAATGTTGAAAGAACACGCGTTAGAAGAAATGATTGAGAATGAACGTATTAATCAGATTGATAAGGAGTTTATTTATCATCTTCCACCTCCCCAAGAATGTGTTCCCGAATATCCTACCTTGAAAGACGATAATCTATTTCGCGATTGTGGAATTATTCAAGATCATCGAATTGATATTAATCAGAAAGGGTGGGATGATAAATTGCTGGTCTTACAAATGGTGGATGGAGGTCATTCTCTCTATGATTTTTTACAACGAAATCGAAGATTGGAGGCGAAGGAAGTTCCGCGTTTCTTGAAAGATTTCGAAAATATCATTTACGGTTTGAATCATATGAAAAAACATGATTATTTACATTTCGATATTAAACCCGATAATTTAGTTGTCAAGAATATGGATGGAAAGTATCGTTTCAATTATATTGATTTCGGTCTCTCCATTCATTACAATCGAATTCGTTCTCTCGCGAAGTTTGATTTCCAGCGTGGATACTTTATTCGACCTATGGAAGTCGTGCTATTGGATCCTTCTCCTTGGGATATGGAAGAGAGAGATAGAAAAGAATTGAAACGACGCCATCGATATGTTCCCAGAAAAACAATCCGTCCCGAAATCTTTCATGAAAAGAATACAGTACTAAAAGGATTTCTTATGCCAAATATCTTTGTTCTTATGTTTGAGGATGATAGTATTAAACGTATGGTTGGTAAATCCAAGAAAGAAATCTTAATGGAACGTATTCAAGAAATATATAAAATAAGTTATATGAGTGAATTTAATGAAGACCTCATTGAAAAGGGGAATATATATTTAGATGGTTTCGAGATCCAAAAATATATTGATTTATTCAATCGTATCGAACACGAAATGAATATTGCCAATTTACAAGACCTTATTCAAGAAATGATGGTAAAAAGTGAGGTTTTCAGTATGGGTCTTGTCTTTGTAGAAATGTGGAGTTCCTTGACGGGGACATTATTTGACCCCACAAAAGAACCCACTGATTTAGCTCCTTATATGATGGAATTTTATCATATTATTTTAGATAGCACGAAACCATTCTTTATGGATCGACTATCTATGCGGGATTTATACGATCGATATAAAAAAATGTTAAGTTTAATTCAAGAGCGTAAAGGGGGAACGAGAGGAACTCGTAGGTTAAAACCAAGAAACAATCAAACTCGACGAAATAGAGATTAACTATACATAAATCGGAATGATTCATTCTCAACATCTTTCTTTTGAATGAGTTTTGTAATGATTTCGGACGTCAGTGTAAGAGGGAATTGGAAATCAATTGTCTTCACATTATCAAAGAGATTGGAATTCGGTTTCATCAAACGATATAAGTTAATCTTACTAAATATGATTTCCAAACATCGTTTTAAATTACGAACACCTTTCTCTTCTTCGGTATGCTGAATAATATATTCCAAAATCTCATCCTGAATAATGATTTCCCCTTCCTTAAATCCAATATTCTTCTCAATTTTAGGGATAAGATGGGTCTTCGCAATAATCACTTTATCCTTTGTATTGTATCCTTTTGTTTGAATACGATACATTCGGTCTTTCAAAATCGGATTAATTTTTTCCTCATGATTATAACTAAAGATGAAAATCGCTTTACTCAAATCGAAGTCAATATCCGAGAAATACTTGTCGTGAAATCCTGTATTTTGTGTTGTATCCGTCAAGTGTGTGAGAATACCAATAATTTCTTCGCCTCGTGGTGTATCACTCACTTTATCCAACTCGTCAAAGTAAATTACAGGGTTCATACACTTCGAACGGATTAGAATATCCACAATTTTACCCCAAATACTTCCCTCATAGGTATACGAATGACCCTCGAGATAACTACTATCTGTAGCACCTCCCAAGGCAATAAACTCAAAGGGGCGATTCAAGATCTTACTAATTCCTTCTTTGACAAGGGTTGTTTTACCTGTTCCCATAGGTCCCTTAATTGCGATAGCTGTTCCTACTGCCGATGGATTTGTAATCAAATTTCCCAAATGTTGTAAGAGTTGTAACTTCGCGTCATTTAGTCCATAAACAGCATCATCCAATATCTTTTTCGAGTTTTCCATAAAGTTATGACATGTTTCCAAACCGTCATTAATATGAACGGGTAGGGATTTATACACACCAAATGGAATTCTCATAAAAGTATCAACCCATTGTTTAATCTTGTAATACTCATTAGAACCAGGTTCCATTTGTTTTAGAACATTGATTTTCCTCATTGCGATTGCCTTGTAAGGAATAGGAAGCGACGAATCAATCAGCGTAATATGATAGGGTTTATCCATATCATACTCTTTTTGAATATCTTTCATTTTCAAGATAAGTTTTTCTTGTTCTTTCAAATCCAATTCCTTGAAATATTTATAATCGTTCATTTCTTTATTGCTGAAAATCAACCTTTTCATCGTCTTTATATTTTCTTTTCGTTTCTTTGCCTCTTCCTTCAATCGTCGTTGTTCTCTCTTCTTCTTTGATTTATCAATATATTTACTAAATTGTTTCACACATTCTTCATGTGCTTCCTTATCTTCTTCTTTGAGTGAATGAACGATTTCCAAGAAGGAACGTTCCGTATCCGAATCGATATCTTCATAAGGATCTTTACCTTTTTTCGAGGGTTCCTCATCCTCCTCCTCCTCCTCTTCTTCCTCCTCTTCACTGTCTTCTTCTTCACTTGTATCTTCCTCTTGATCTTTAGACTTAATAGTAAATACTACATTAAATGTTTTATTTTCCAGTTCATCCTCTTCATCTTCACTACTACTTTCACTTTCCTCTTCCACAACCTTCTTCTTTGATTTTACATTCTTTTTCGGTTCCTCTTTTTCCTGTTTACATTTCATCGTGTTATTTACTTTATTTTTCATATATTTAGAAGGATACATCTTATACAACAGTTTTTGATACTCTTCTTCATCCATACTTTCCTCTTCCTCCATTTCATAATCACTAGTATCAGAATTCTCCTCCTCTTCGTTAGGAACATAATCGGAGTCACTAGTGGAATCGTATTCTTCTTCCATTACTCTAATAACGTTCGATTTTTTACTCATTGTGTTAAACTTTCTTGAATGTATTATTAAGATATATTTTTTGTATTTATATCGTTCAATTTTATGTTTAACTAAAATGTTTAGTTCTAATAAATAAAAAAATTGAATTAAAGTAAATATTAGATAATAATATAATATATAAATGCAATTCCAAAATATGACGGACACGAACATCTCTAAAATTATTGGTATCCAGTTTAGTATTCTCTCTCCTGATGAAATCCGAAAGACATCAGTCGCTCATATCACGAGTAGAGATACGTATGTAAATAATAAACCAGTAATTAATGGTCTATTTGATCCTCGTATGGGTGTATTAGAACCTGGATTAATATGTCCCACTGACGGTCTTACGTATATGCAAACACCTGGATACTTCGGTCATTTGGAACTCGCACGACCTGTGTTCTATATCCAATACTTGAATCATATCAATAAAATTCTCCGATGTGTTTGTATTAAATGTAGTAAATTACTGATTAGTAAGACCAAATATAAGGAGGCAATGGATATGAACAACAAAGATCGATGGGATTATGTTTTCGAACACGCAAGTAAAATAAAGCGTTGTGGAGAAGACAATGAAGATGGTTGTGGGTGTAGGCAACCGGATAAAATCCGAAAAGATGGACTTGCGTCGTTGTATGCAGAATGGACAGAGATCCAAGAGATTGATAGTGATGATAAAGATAAATTAATTATGAAGATGACACCTGAGATTGTGTTGAAAATATTCAAGCGTATTTCGGATGATGACGTCGATTTTATGGGGTTCAGTTCGGTATTTTCACGACCGGATTGGATGGTATGTCAAGTGTTGGCAGTGCCTCCACCAGCAGTTCGTCCTTCTGTAAAACATGACGCACAACAACGAAGTGAAGACGACTTGTCTCATATCATTGTGAATATCATTAAGGCAAATAAGACCCTTCAAGACAAGATAGAACAGAACGCGAAGGAAAATGTAGTGGAGGATTGGACTAATGTATTACAATATTATGTCGCGATGATGGTGAATAACAATATTCCAGGGGTTGCCTCCGTCGCACAACGTTCGGGGCGTCCTTTGAAATCCATCATTGAACGTTTGAATGGTAAGGGTGGTCGTGTTCGTGGTAATTTAATGGGAAAACGTGTTGATTTCTCTGCGCGTAGTGTGATTACTGCCGACCCGAATTTGAGTATTCGAGAGTTGGGAGTTCCTATTAAGATTGCGATGAACATTACTTATCCCGTGAAGGTGACGGAGAGAAATATAAATACCTTGAAATATATGGTGGTCAATGGTCCCGATAAATATCCAGGGGCGAAAGTGCTTGAAAAAAAGAATGGGGAAAGCATTTCTCTCCGGTATGTGGATCGATTGAATATTAATCTCAGTGTTGGAGATACGGTTCATCGTCATATGTTGGATGGTGACCCCGTTCTCTTTAATCGACAACCGACACTCCATCGTATGAGTATGATGTGTCATTTAGCGAAAATTATGAAGGAAGGCAATACATTCCGAATGAATGTTGCCGATACCAAACCATACAATGCTGATTTTGACGGAGATGAAATGAATATGCATATGCCTCAAGATGATGAATCGCGTGCGGAACTTCTTAATTTGGCCGCGGTTCCTCGTCAAATTATTAGTCCGGCAAATAACAGTTCCATTGTTGGGATCTTTCAAGACTCACTTCTTGGATGTTATCGATTTACAAGAGCAGGTATTCAATTTACGCCGGAACAGGCAATGAATTTGATGATGAAGATTAAAGATGTGGATTTATCCATCTTTTCCAAGAAACAACATCTTGATAATTTCACACTTCTCTCTCAAATATTGCCTCCATTATATGCTCGATTTAAAAATAATTCGTATGACGGAGATGAAGATGATACGATGACAAATAACATTGTCGAAATTGTGAATGGTGTGATGAAACGAGGACAACTAGATAAGAATGTCAAGAAACTCATTCATACCATCTTCAATGATTTCGGATTTAATGCGTCGTCGGATTTCATTGATAATCTTCAAAACATCATTACCGAATATATGAAGATGTCTGCCTTCAGTGTTGGTATTAGCGATTTAATTGCCGACCGTGAAACCAACAATAAGATTTCGAACGCGATTGTGGAAAAGAAGAAAGACGTGAATAAACTTATCGAACAAGTTCAGATTGGTGTGTTTGAAAATAATACTGGAAAATCGAATTACGAAGAGTTCGAGACAAGTGTGAATAGTATTTTAAACAAGGCAATGGAAGAGGCGGGTAAGATTGGAAGAAAGAGTTTATCCACAAATAATCGTTTTAAGATTATGGTGGATGCGGGTTCCAAAGGTAGTCATTTGAATATCGCTCAGATGATTTCTTGTCTTGGACAGCAGAATGTGGATGGAAAACGAATTCCCTACGGATTTGAAGATCGAACTTTACCTCATTACACGAAATACAATGACAGTCCTGAGGCACGTGGATTTGTGGAGAGTTCCTTCATTCAAGGATTAACACCCCAAGAATTATTCTTCCACGCGATGGGTGGTCGTGTGGGTTTGATTGATACTGCGGTGAAATCCGTGGCGTGGGAAACTCCTGTTCTTGTGTTTCAAGATGGTTCGGTCACTTATATTGAGATTGGAAAGTGGATTGATGGTACACTAGATACGTATGAAGAGTTGATTCAATATCAAGAGAAGGATAATATGGAACTCTTGGATATTTCTGGGGCAATGATCTCCACTACAGACATGTCGGGAAATGTATGTTGGGCGGAAGTCACTGCGATGACACGTCATGACCCAGGTGATAAATTATTCAAGATTATTACCAAGAGTGGTCGAGATGTCATTGTCACCGCAAGTAAATCTCTCATTGTATGGAATGAGGAGACCAATCAATTCAAGGAAAAATATACGGAGGAGATTTCCGTGGGTGATTTCCTTCCTACCACATTGAGTTTGAAGAATAACCTTGAATTGGAACATATTCCTACTTATCTTGTATTGGAACAATTCCATAAAGACAGACGTCTAGTTCCTAATATGTTATTGCTCGACCATTACGACATTGTGAATATTGTGAATAAGATGATCTCCCTCTTTAGTGTGGAAACAGAGGATTGTCTTTTCGTGGAGTTTGATACGAAAGAGCAGGTCGATTTATTCTCGCAGTTGTGTAGTCGTGTAGGAATATTTGGTGAATTTTCCGGTTATTCGTATCATATTCCGAAGTCCCATTCGTATTCTTATAGAAATGATGTGGTGTTGGATCCTATTGTTCGTATTGAAGAAGTGGATGTGAAGAAACACCCTAAAATGTATGATTTAACCATTCCGAAAACACTGAACTTTGGATTGGCAAATGGTCTTCAAGTGAGAGATACAAGTCAAACGGGATACATTCAACGTCGTCTGATTAAAGGAATGGAGGATTTGAAGGTGGAGTATGATATGACAGTTCGAAATAATATGGGGAAATTGGTTCAATTCACGTATGGCGACGATAATATTGATACTACGAAAGTAGAAAGTCAAAGTATTCCCCTATCGAAGATGACCGTCAGTGATATTTACAATCATTTCGATATTCCTAAAAATATGAAAAACAAAAACCTTCTTTACAAAAATTATTTCATTGCTTCGATCATTTCTCAAGTGAAGAATGACGACCGAGTGATGAGTAAACATACGACGGATCTTATTCATGAGATGATTCAACATCGTGAGGATTTAATCCATCATGTCTTTAAGGAGGAGATGGATGATAAAGTAAATATTCCTGTGAATTTCCAGCGTATTATTCAAAATATTAAGCATCAACTTCATATTACAGAGAATTCACTGGTTGATATTACACCCTTACATTGTTATCATCTTATCCAAGATTTCAAGACCCAATTAAATCGTATTCATATGGCAAAACCTACACGATTGTTCTATATCCTCTTTGATTATTACATTAACCCCATACAGATGATATACAAGCATCGTTTCCATAAAGACGCCATGCTCCTCCTCTTGACGACTATTCTTCATAATTATAAGAAGGCACTTGTCGCACCTGGAGAGATGGTGGGGATGTTGTCAGCACAATCGATTGGAGAACCAACGACACAGATGTCATGTGTGTATGATGAACGAATGCGTATTATCAAGGTTTCTAAGGAAGGTATCGAGTGTATTACACCTCGTATTGGTGAATTTATCGATGAATATATCACACAACATCCTACAATGACCTTTAATACAGGACATCCGGATAGTGTAGAGACCTGTTTGGATATGGACGACTACGAGTATTATATTGTGGGTGTTGATGAAAGAGAGAAAACATCGTGGAATAAGATTTCACATGTTTCACGACACCCCGTCAATGGAGAATTGATAATGGTGAAGACAGCAAGTGGTCGCGAAACAATTACTACGAAATCACACAGTCACTTAATCCGCAATAAAGATCGACAATGTGTGGTTCCTATTCAAGGTTCAGACTTGAAGGTGGGAATGAGAATTCCAGTCTTGAAACATATTTCAAATGATAAAACACATATGACAACAACGTGGGATGTGTATTCACTAGACGAATCATTTGGTTTCTTCGTAGGTGCATATTTGGCGTGTGGAAGAACAGAAAAGAAGAATATCCAAATCATTCACGAGAATCCAGTATATCTCGAGAGGTGTATTGAGTTCTCCAATAAGTATGACATTGATTTCACTATGGTGGAAGGAACTACACTCATTCTTCATTCGACTTCATTATCTACTCTTCTCGATAATGCGTGTTATGATTATTATTTGAAGGTTCCCTCTGTTACTTACACTGCTCCCCATTCCTTCATTTCGGGATTGGTTCAAGGGTATATGGATGGAAATTCTACCTTTGAATGTAGTCCTTTCGATGAATATGTGTCTGTGTCGAGTTCGGAGAGAATGTTGTTAATGGATCTTTCCATTCTAATGAATTATTTCGGTATCTTCACACTCTTGGATGTGGAAGATTGTATGTATCATTTAATTGTCCCCAATACCTATTCGATGAAGTATTCATCTAAGATTGGATCACTTCTTCACCAAGAGAAACTCATTGAATATATTCATCCCAAGGCGTGTCGATTTTCGATGGATCGAATTTATGGATTAGATACTATTCTTACAAGATGTTGTCGCCAATTGGACGTCGAAGATTGCGACGATGTGGATAAGTATGGTTCTATTTCCCGCGATACAATTCAAGAGTACATTACTCAATTTGACAAGCACGATAATGTGGATAAAATCCAGTATGAAATGAGTATTTTGAAACAAGCGTGTTTCTCGGATGTAGTATGGGACGAAATTGTAGAAATCAATAACTATACCAATTACGAACATAAATACGTCTATGATTTCACTGTCCCACATAACCAAACGTTTATGACAGGAGATGGTATTCTCGTTCACAATACATTAAACACATTCCATTTAGCAGGTGTTTCGAGTAAATCCAATGTCACTCGTGGTGTTCCAAGGATTGAGGAAATTCTCTCTTTATCAAAAGAACCGAAAAATCCATCGGTGACTATTCACTTGAAAGAGAGCGAACGTCTCGATCGACTGAAAGCACAGAAATTAATGTATTTAGTAGAACATACTTCCTTAAGAGATGTGGTAATATCCTCGGAGATTTGCTTCGACCCTGATAATATGAATACACTCATTCAACAAGACAAGGAGTTAATGACCCAGTATCATGATTTCCAAGAATTAGTGAGTGATTGTATTGAAAGAGAAGAAGATGGAACGGCAAAATCGAAATGGGTGCTTCGATTTGAATTTAATAAAGAACTTTTATTGGATAAAAATATTACAATGGATGACATTCATTTTGCCATTGAAAATGGGTATCCTCAAGATATTGAATGTATCTATACCGATTACAATTCCGATAATTTAGTTTTCCGTATTCGATTGAAGGAGGCGATCTCGAAAAAGAAAGGATTGTTGAAGAGTTCTCAATTATCATTAGATCAATCGGATGAGATTTATATGTTGAAGAATATCCAAGATAATTTAATGGATTCCATTGTATTGAAAGGTATTCCTAAAATATCCAAGGTGAATATTCGTAAGATCCAAAATATTGCCATCTTCAAAGATGGAGACTACCATACAGATGAAATATGGGTATTGGATACGGTGGGTTCGAATTTGTTGGATATTCTCTCGATGAATGAATTCAATGTGAATGAAACGTATTCAAATAACATTATGGAAATGTATGATGTGCTTGGCATTGAGGCCGCACGACAAAGTATCTTTAATGAATTCCAAGAAGTCATTCAGTTTGATGGAACCTACATCAACTTCCACCATCTTGCTCTCCTATGTGATCGGATGTGTTATTCCCATAAACCGATATCTATCTTCCGACATGGTATTAACAATGATGATATAGGTCCCATCGCAAAGGCTTCCTTTGAAGAAACACCTGAGATGTTCCTACGAGCAGCACGACATGGTGAGTTGGATAATCTACGAGGTGTTTCTGCCAATGTGATGTGTGGTCAATTGGGTAATTTCGGGACAAGTAGTTTCCAAGTGGTGTTAGATATGAACCGTGTGAAACAGATGAAACGAAAGGAGGTGGTGAAAGAAGATACTGTGGATGAGCTATTCAAGTTGGAGAATGTTGAAGACCCGTGTTCTATACAGAATATCAAGATTGTTTCCAATGTGAAGACGATCCAAGGAAAGAATCGTGGAGAAGACAACGATTACAGTCCAGGGTTCTAAATTGGTGAATAAAGTTAAATAAAATAAAAAAATTATTTTTATTTAACTACAAGTCGGATAGGTTTCTTTCGTTTTATCTTTTTCAATTTATCTTCTTGAATAGGAATATTTCGTAATTTTCGACGAATATTGATGAGACGCATATATTTATTAATGTAATCGTCGAAGGAGGGACGATGGATATATATTCTCTCTAATTGATTTCGGAAGAGAGATGTGAAACTATCTATATACAATTTAATGGAATTATCTCGATGGAATAATACATATTCTAGAGGTGTATTACGCTTAATTCCAGATTGTCGAATAATATAATAATAATCTTGAATTCGCTCATTATTTACTATCCATACATGTTTATATTTTGACTTTGCACCAATCGCAGAAACACGTTTTCCTTCATCTTGTAAATTCCATCCGCGTAATTCATTAAGTTCCGTAGAAGAAACTACCAAAACAGGTAATTGAAATCGCATACAGAAGAGATGAATATCGAAATTCGTAATGTAATAATTCTCAGAAATAAGTGTATCTTGGAAAGAAATTCGATTTTCGGCAACTTGACTCATGAGTCGATGTTTTCCCTCATCAATTAATATTTTTTGGATAATCTTTTCTTTTCCGTGTTTTTCAAATACTTTTCTGTATTCCTCCAATAAGATAGATTTAATACGTTTAATAGAAATTCGTCGTCCCGTATAATCTTGGTATATATCTCTCAAAATATCAAAAGTACATATTTCAATATTAGAATACACACGCTCTTTTGCATCTTTCAATAATACTTTCCACATTCCTTTACTCCTTCTCTCATGATCAACCACACAAGAAGGATCACTTTCTTCAACTTCTTCATCCTCTGGTAGTTCNTCCACTTGTTTCACTGGATCAGCAGTGGGTGTATAGGATAATAATTCCTCGAGTGAAAACTTGTGATTATATAATTGACTTTTCACCGGTTGAACGAATTCTCGTGTTTTATGATGAACGTATGTATTAATATGTTCTGGATCAATATCATCAAAGTAAGAAGATAATATGGTTTCTAATAAAATAATCTCATGCGAATGAAGATCATAATCTAAATGAAGATTAGATAAATAGACTGTTTCATGGAAGAGGTAATTGTATATATCTTTGTATCGTATAATCTCATCTGCAAGTCGTGTATAGTAGAGACTTCGATTGTCGTAATTACTAATCAAGTTTGAAGATGGAATCGCCAATTTACATACACCTGTTCCATCCTTTTTGATACTACAATATTCACTGCTTTGACACTTTTCAACTGTTAAATGAGAACACATCGAAACATTTCCAACGGAAAGTAATTCCTTCTCTTGGAATTCTTTAAATACAATGTAAGGATCCATTATATTTTTGAGTTCTCGTTTTATAGCACGTATTTTTTCATTATAAAATTTGGCGTCTTTCTTAAGGATACGTTCAATCTGTTCTTTCGTCTCCACAAAAGAGGATTGACGAAGAAGTATTCTCAAGGTATTTCGGAAGGATTGATAAAAACTTGTCTCCAAATTTATTTTATGAATTGTATTTGTTCTCTCTTCATCTTTATTATTTTGGAGAGAGGATATTTTATCTGATACCATGTAATCAATACCTTTCTGTTCCTCTAAATCCATATGATGAATATTTTGTTCTGGTTTCTTCAAGGGTACAAATTGATTACCACTTGTGAGAATTCCAACTACTAAGCCATCATCAAGGATCTTCATACGAGGTTTTATAGCAAGTTTCTTATCAGTTAATTTGTATACTTTTCGTAAGAAATCTACAGTTCCATCCAGTTTTTTAAATATTTTATCATCGTCAAAATAATCAATACGATATCGAGGGTTCATAGGTGATGGTTTAATAGGTATATACCCACGTTCCTTCGTGTCTAACAATTCAACATACACGCCAACAATTCGATTACTGTAATTGCTGATTTGACGAAGAATTTTAATTTTCTTCTCTTTAAATAACTCTTTCACTGTGGCAAAATCCAAATTATCTTTGAATTCATATACTTTCGGTAAAGATGGTTGAGGTATACATTTTTGGAATCCTTGATTGACAACATCCAATATATATCGAATATTAGAAGGTAACTGGGAATTCTTTTTATGAAATAGTTTATTCACGTTAATACGTATTTCCTCATCGCGATACAAGTAGATAGGTTCATAATATCCATCTTTTAATATGGCAAGAAGTGAATGTTTATTACTATCAAATAATTCATTGGAATATTGATTAGTAGGACATACCAGTTCTACATTATTCGTCATATCGTCCTCGGGAATTCGTAGGAGAACGAGATTAATTCCATTCGGAAATAGTAATTCGTTCGGTGTGGTAATCACATCCCATAAATAAGTATGATCGACCTGCTCTTCTTCACTACGAAGGTATCGAATATAATTTTCATATGCATTACATACATTCTTGAAATGAATCATATAATCTTCCATATCAGAATCACCTCCTTTGGTCTTAGTTAATAATCGATTAGGAATATCCAACTGTTTCGCAAGTTGAGAGGAGAGATATGGATTAATATCTATATCCTCATATTCACTACTGAAACTATCCACGAGTGAACCTCTGAAATACTGGACGAATTTATCCAGTGTGATCGCACGAGAGAGAACATTCCTCATTTCACGAATGGAAGGGGTGCGAACATTTTCAATCTCCATCTTAGGTCGTTTTTCTTCCTTCATTTTTTGGATTTTGTAATCGACATACACATCCGCAATCAACGCCAAGAAAGACTGCGATCCACTATTTTCAATACCTTTTCGTAGCATACAATACGTAAAGGGTTTTACCTTATTTCGTGTGCTTTTCATACACTTCATATTGTCGGTATGTAACAACTTCTGAACGGATAGAGGCAACATCCCCCATCGGTCTTTGGATAAAGGCATCTTTTCAGGATTTTTAATATAATCCGCATCTTGACGTCGTATTTCCTCGTCTTTTTTTGTGACCTTTTTCTCTCCCATACACTCTTCTCTCCTCTTCTGCTGACTTTTGGAATCCCAACTCTTGAAACAACAAGGAATACATAATCCGTCGGGATGATTTCCCTCTTTGACAAACCCAGGATAATGTTGGATATACTTCCCATCTTTATCCTTGTGTTGGTTATCGTTTTTGAATTCAAACACAAATGCATCATCCGGAACAACTTTCGCATCCTGTGGAATAATCTTCGTAGAACCTCCACATTTCCCTTTCTTGACATCTTCTTCCGTCATACTTGTATTGGTCTTCAAGCACCAAAAACGAGGACATATATACCAATGTTTATGATTTTCATCCGAACCATAATGAATTGCCTTATCATACGATCCAGGGTAATTTTTATCAATATTATCCTTCTCCTCTTGAGTTAAGATCACAGGTTGTCGACGTACATTGAAAGGACATATTCTTGAATAAGAATTGTATCGTCCATCGGTTTTCTTTAAGAAGAGTTTTTCATCGCGTTCTTGTAATCGTCGCAAGAAATAATTCGTTCCTGTTAAATTCATTCCCACCACATTTCTCTCCATTTCATCTACACGCTTTCTCTCTTGTTCTTCTTGAATAGGTTCTTCTTTTTCTTCATCCTTTTCTTCTTCTGTATCTTCCTCAAGAATAAGTTCATCATCTTCCCCAAATAGAAGACCCTCTTCACTACCACCCCCTTTCATATCTCTTGCTTCCAGTAAATCTTCTCCATAATCTTCTTCTCCATCACTTAAAAGACCCAATATTCCATCGTCGTCATCGAGTTCGCTATCATACATAAGCCCCTCTTCTTCTACACGGAAATCTTCTTGTTTTTCAAGTGCTTCACCCACACCACTCTGAATATCCTTCTCGACTTCTTCCTCTTCAAATTCACCTTTACATACACGCTTCATAATTTTCTCTCGAATATAGGGATGATCCGGAGTTTGTGTAATGTGAAGTATTGCTTCAATATACTTAGGGATAACATTCAAATAAGTTATGTTATTAAGATTTTCTACTTTGATAAGAAGGTTTTTAGTATAAGGTTCAAGAGAGAACCTACACGGAAATCCAGGATGTGATTTAATCTTCAGTTTCCGGTTCTGATTTTGTTGTTGTTGAACTTGGACGGAACTCAACCACTCCAAATATTCTTTTCGTGCGTCTTCATAGGAGAGAGAGAAATTCTCTTGAATTCGATTGACAATGACAATATCCGGTGTATTCATATGAGTTAATTCCACAATGAACGCCTCGATACCATCCATTTTATTGTAATGAGAAACACGTTTATATCGCATATGAATTCCTTTCTTAACATCCGGTTCAATGACATTAAACACGCTAGAAATACAATGTTTAAACTTTGATAAGGATAATTTATATTCGATGGGTAAAACCGCGGAATAGGAAATATTCAATATATCAACATACCGATTGAAACCCGCGAATTTTTCAATGACAAACCCTTGTTCTTGTAAATAATTGTATAGAGGTTCTAAAAAGGAGGATGTAATATCATGAATGACTTGTGTCATTTCATCAAGGGTGGAAGGGTGTTTGGTTGAAATCAAGAACTGAATGGAAAGATCTTCATAAATGTGTGTATAACATTCGTATTCCTTGTTCTCTCTTGTATAGTGTGTATAAGAAGCAACCGATTTCACTCGTGCTACTTTATCCTTTATTTTGTTTATTGCACTTTTGGGTAAGTAAGGAATCTTCTTTCCATTCTTTGATTTTCCTTCTGTAAATAATCGATACATATTCTCTTTTCGTGTGGAAGGGTTATATTTCAAAAACGGTGTTTCTTTACTAGTTCGCAAAATTTTGAAAAAGTTTAAGAGAGAAGTTTTCATTTTATTCTTGGGGTGAAGAATAATATCCAAAGTCTCAATTCCTCCTTTCGTATAAGATAATTCACTTTCTCTCTTGTGATAGATTTCGTGGAAGAGATCAACTTTTTGTTGTTGTTTAAGAAAGGTGTCTTCAATCACCGCATTCGTAAGAAGTCGATCTTTTGCTTGTTTTAATTCTTCTTTGTTTCGTATATTGTCATCATACAAAAAGGGAAAATATATTTTAGAAGTATCTTGTTGAGAAATGGAATTTTCTTCATTAAAATCAAACACGTCCATAGCAGTGGTAAAAAAAATTACATCATCGGATAATTTCGGCAAGTCAAGTAGAACGGTAGTATTTTGTGTAGATAGTATATCCTTAGAATGGGAGACAAGGAAACGATCATACTCCACAACATTGAATGGATTCACTGTTATGGGATACTCAGTTTCAGCATGATATCTTTGTCCGATATTGAAATAAGTATTTAAATCCTTGAAATCTAATTCAATACGCGAGAATTCTTCATACGAAAAAATATGATTTTCATCCACACCTTCAAGTGTTTCACGTATATGTCTCTCATTCAAGATTGTGCTATAGGTCTTTCGATTGTATATATTTAAAAGAAATTGAAGAAGTCGTGTGTAAGAGAGAGGAATATTATCATTTTGTGTTAATATACGATACACATCTTTCATCGTGTATTCCCCTTTCATTCGTTTCAACCCATAAAGATATAGTTCATTCATACTTACTTTATCTCGTGATGATAATCCGATATCATTCAGTAAATTATGTGCGTACATGATCTTCTTCTTAATCATATAAATCATATCATCATTGTGAATATTCATATACACACGATATACACCGATTTCCGGTTTCTTCCGTTTCTTATCTTTCTCTAGAATAGAATAATAGAGAGAAGGTATCTCGTTCTTATACCGTTCAAGGTCTTCTACTTTTTCAATGGGGGTTTCTCGTCTTGCTAAATCACTTGAAAATATGAAAAAGTTATACATTCTATTCTTATGAATTTGAACGGCATGAATATGTCTTTCTTTCTCCATTGATATATAATTATTATATTTAATAAAATACAATAAATATATTTAATATAATGAAAATCAACGTTATTTTAGCATCCACAAGAGAAGGTGGTATTGGATTCAAGAACAATATTCCATGGTTTATTAAAGATGATTTACAGCATTTTAAGAGGGTAACAAAGGAAGACAATTATGTTAATATTGTCCTCATGGGGAGGAAAACGTGGGAGAGTTTGCCTAAAAAACCATTACCCGATCGTATTCATCTTGTTCTCACGAAGAACACCATTGAACCACATGAACGTACTTATGTTTATTCGGAAATGAGTGATGCGTTGAATCATTGTTTCGAATTGACACCTCAATGTAATGTCAATCTTTCCATTATTGGAGGCAGTTCCATCTATCGTGCATTTTATAACTTATATCTCGAACACCGTGATAAATATAAACATTACTTATATCATAGTATTATCCATCGACGGTATGAATGTGATCGTTTTTTCTCTCCGAATTATGACTATTATGATGAACTAACCCAAGAGACGAAAAATGTAATGGATTATACTACAAATGAGAAGGTACTAATTACATATTCTCTCTACAAATCGAAATAGGGATTATCTGTAATTTCCATTCCACAATATTTCTTTGGTTTTCCTTTATAATCTTCTGGTTTATATAAATCTAAATCCGCGGCATATTTTAATAATTGTTTAAAGTTTCCCCAGAATTTCTTATCATGTCCGATGGTTTCCGTTCCCGTATGAGCGAGTTCATGAATGGCAACAAACGTCAATGTATTTTCATCGATTAGTTTCTTCCCATTTTTCTTTTTTGTTAAACAAAAGGCCATTTTCTCTCCTTTATTTTCACTATAAGCGGTGTGAACACTTGTGGGTAAGGTCTCAGTAATATTTTTCGGATTGAAATTAATAAATATTCTCTCAATCATAGGATCATCTGGTTTTTCCTTCTTCATTGTTTCTACTAACGTTTTCAATTTATTTGTTACTTTCGCAAGTAAATCCGCAGTCTTTTCTAAATCCTCTCGTTCTCGAACACAATACTTATTTCCATCCACAGAAGAAATTACACATTTCAAATTGAACTGTTCCGATTCTAAATATATTTTCAAGGACATCCCCACAATAAAGAGGATAACACTGTAGAAGAGGATCTTTTCTTTCATTGTATATAAATTCATATATATTTTATATACAACAATTTAGGAATTAACCGGAACCAATCTCTAAAGGACGACGGTTCATATCGGGCTCGATAGTTGTCTGATTCCATGGTCCCACATTTAATTGCGGGTTTGGGGGTTCAGAGCGAACTTGAAGATTAGCATTTCGTAAGGTAGAAGCAACGGTATTAATACCAATATGATATCCTGCCTTCAATAAATTAACATTCTGTAAATCACCAGCACCCATTGGATTTAATCGAGACCATTCACTATTTTCATCACGTGGAAGAAGTTCTGCGGGATCAGTTACTTGTTGTCTCTCACAGGAGTTTGCCATACCTTCGTTGGTGGTTGTTAAATCACTAATAGAAGAAGGTTCTGAGGAAATAAGAGAGGTCATATTGGGTTGAGGGGAACCCGCAGTATCAATGGAGGCATCAGTCGAAGGGGACTTAGGAGGATGCATAATCTCCTTGGGAATATCTTTTCCATTTCC